TCATTGCTTCACCCCCAGACGGTGCTTTTCCTCACTGATCCAGCACTCTACAAAGATGAGGGCGTCAGTGATTTTGCTGTGCGCCATTGCTACAGCGCCTTCACCCTGCTCATCCATTGTGGAGACAACACCCTTTTGCGTCAGCTGTTGAGCGTCCTCAAGTAAACCTTCTATCTCCTGAAGATAGCCAAGCACGGGATCGGTTGGCTCACTCCGGGTTGGGAACTGCACGACATTGTCGCTCATTGCAGACCTCCCGGCGCCGGGTGCGAGTTGACAAGTGGGTGCTCCTGTTTTAACTCAGCAAGCATGTCGCAGGCGTGAATGTATGCCATTCCAGCTCGCTCCATTGCGATATCTTTCAATCCATCGCTGTTGTCGTCGCATACCTTGATGCCGCCGATAATCTCCTCAACCTCTGCAAGATACCAAACGGCCCATTGCAGATCTGTCCACTCGAGATCTTCACCAGCTGGATCCTGTAAAGCATGGATCGGAACAACCTTGTTGTCGCTCATGCTGCGCCTCCAACTTCCAGCGCAGTAATGATGACACCAACCGCCTCTGCCCCAGCTTCGTTATAGCGAAAGGTCTCTACCTGCTTGGTCGAACTACGGGATTTATCCAGAAAGAACTTTCCGTATCGCTCAGTTTTCAGGTTGTGCTCGTTGGCGATGCGGCCCACCTTGTTGGCGCTGATACCAAACCGCTTACCCACCTCTCCGGCGGTGTAGTAACGCTCTGTCAGCACCGGAAGAGGAAGGATGTTGTCACCAACCACCGTGTTGACGGCCGTCGCCATCGCAGTTTGCCTTGCCTCCTGGCTCAGGTTGGGCATGACCGAGAGCGCCACCGTAATGGCATCTGCGGTCATCTTGATCGCCCGTGCCTGACGGTATTCCGGCAAGTAGGACTTGGCAGCCTTCCTGACGGATTGGCGATCGGCCTTACCGGTGGTCCAGTACTGCCACAGCACTTCGTCACACTCTTCCTGATAGGCAGCCACCTTCTCGCGGATCTCGGGGGAGACCTTGCCAGGCTGAACAGAGTAGAGCCACGCTGGAAGCTTACGGAGTGGGAGGCAGGTTACTGCACGATTTTGGGTATCGCCGGGGAGCTGCGTGGTCATTTCGACCATGCAGCTATTGAACTTGGCGGTCATTTTTCGGTGCTGCGTTTTCCAATCCAGCCCCATGCCTTCAACCACCGGTTTCATCGGTACATAGGGGTCGCCTTGGTGATCGACCAGATAGAGGTTGCTGCCATGGAACGGCACGACCACTGACTGATTCGCGGCCCTGCCAATAACTTTCGTTTGTCTATCGGATTGATGTATATTCATGTCGTACACCTTACGTGGTTGTTGGGTTACATCCTCGGCCTTGACGGCTCCACCCGTCTTGGCCGAATTCTTTTCGCTATTTGCTAGCATTCTCCAGTTCCTCTTTCTTCATCATCTCCTTGAAAATCATCATGATCTCGCTGTTGATGCTGCGGCCATTCTCAACGGCGCGATGCCCCAACCATTTGCGGATCTCATTCGGCAAGCGCAGTGACGTGTTTTTGATCTTATCTTGTTCCATCTATCTACCCTCTCTGTGAATTTATTTTGGCAACAACAGGCTTTACTATGAAGCCGACCAGTGAAGCCGTCAATAACTTTTTTGATGCCGGTATGAATTCAACCGTCGTTGTTGTTAAAATGGGGGCATATAAACAAACAAGGGTCACTGTTTCAGCATGAGCAAGGACATCCAAAGAACGGCCCTGCGCCTACCAAGAGATCTGCATAACGCCATCCATGAGGCCGCAGCTGCGTCTGGGCGCACCATGAACGCCGAGATCGTCTATCGACTTCAGAGAACCTTCGACGAGAAGGAGGCTCCAACTGATAGCGCCCCGCGCCAATACCAGAGAAAGCAAAAGCATACGCTCCGATCGGATATGCCAGATGAGGTGATGCAAGAGCTGATGGCCCGCATCCAGGAAGTGTGGGACAAGTACAAGGCTGCCCAAGACAAATAAGCGGCCCTTGCCAGGTAGTGCCACCCAGACCTTACTCTTGCTGTGTGGCACACCTCTCTGTTTCGCCGCTCCAAATGAGGCATAATGCAGAACAGCCAGCCGAAGTGAAACATGCTTTATCTGGGTGGTGATAGAGGTGTTTGATTTGCCAATAAAGGAAATGAAAAACAAGGAATGACGAATGAGACATGTTTTTGCTTTATCTGCCTGTCTATGTATTTCTGGGTGTGCAAGCAGTACATATTACAATCCGTATATTGACAGCGATCCGCAACTAAAAACACAATTCAGTATCGATGACGGATATTGCACAAGTGTATCTGTAGGTGCCGTTCCAATGCCCGAGGTAAGGCATTATGATAGCGGAGCAAGAACATATACATTTAATGCAAACCTATATCAGCCTGGCTCCCCAACCTCAAATATATCTGGCTATGGATCGGTATCACCATCACCAGCAGACGCATTCTCTAGCGGTTTTGCTAATGGAGCTGCGATTGGTGGCGCCATAAGGGCCAGCATGGATCGCGACACAGTTTACAATGGATGTATGACAAGCCTTGGGTGGACTACATCGAAAGAAGTTGCAGACGCAATATATTCTGAAAGAAGCAATGCTAGGCAATCAGCCATAAGCTCAAGCGCCAACCCACCTAAAAGCGGTGATCCTGTAATCAATGCAATAAACAAAACTGCATACCTCAAAAAGTGGTATTACGAGAAATCACCGAAGTTTGATTATGCAGTGGATGTAGATGATAAATTAAAAGAAGATCCTGAGTGGGGCAATAAATCTCTTGAAGAGAGATTTGCAGAGGCCACCAGATTAACCAGAATCCACTTTGGCGAAATCTCTCAGTAACTAAAAAATCTGATCAAGCGCCGCAATAGCAAATCCAACCAGGACGAAGAAGAAGCTGAATGCCATAAAGTCATCCAGATCGCTCCGGCTGGATTTGCTAAAACACCAACACCCGGCAGCAAAGGGGATCAGGGCCAGCGTAAAGCTGAAACTGAACGCCTTGAGCGCCACCACCATCATTATCAACGCAAACAGTATCCACATGGTCATGGTCCTCACATATTAAGGCCCTAGCTTACCCACTTCGTATGGGCTCAGCCAGGGCCGCTATTCTCCCTTACTCCCAGTTCGCTCTGTTCTTGTTTACCGCCTGATACACCAGGTCGTTGCGGCGGGCCAGTAGCTCATCAATGCGCTTGCGCTTCTCCTCCGCGTTCATGGTGCGGTCACGCTGGATCAGCTCAATCTTGTTGCGCACCACCCTTACCTGCTGCTGGGTACGGCTCAGGCTGCGGCGTGCCTTCAAGATCCCGCCCTGCTCCTCGAGCAGCTCATTCGCCTTATCGTCCAGCCCTTCACTGCGGTACTGGTCAACGGTGCGCTTGAGCTGGTTCACCTCGCTCAGCATCCGGTAGAACTCCTCCATGTGCTGGGTGGACTTGGCCGGACCTGTGCCACGGTACACGGCTTTCACCAGCGGGATCTCGTCAGCGCGCCAGCTGGCCGACTCACCCGGGCGCGAAGCCCGGATAAGCCCGTCAGCGGCAGCCATCACATAGCTGCCCATGGTGCCGGTGTAACCGATAACCAGGTGCTCAAGCTGCTTGGGTGAGAAGCCAGTGAGCTCCCCCAGCTCGCGCATCAGCAGGCTGGTTTGCTCGTTGTAGCGCGCCTCTGCCATGACATTCAGGTCCTGTGGGCCGTCGATGGGGCCACCCTTGAAGAAGTCATAGTTTACCGTTGTCTCCACCACCGGCTTTGCGAGCTGGGGGATCGGGTTGAGCGCGAAGGTGTCGCCGATCGCCCGCGCAACTGCCTTGCCGAACTGGGCGCCGGTGTCCTTGTCGCCCATGGCGCGCACCATGCGCTCCGGGATGGTGCCGAACAACACGCCAATCTCGAACGGCTTGGGGATCCGGAAGTGCTGATCGCCGACAAAGAAGTGCCAGTTGGCATCCTTGTCCCAATCCGGCAGCTCTTCGTATCGCTCATCGTCCCAGTTGGCGGCCAGCAGAGCCAGGCTCGCAGCCGTGATCATGCCTGCACGTTTGGCGATGGCTCTCGGGTTGTCTCGCAGTTCGCGGGTCAGCTTGCCTAGACCTTGCACCCGGGCATTGAAGAACGGCAGCAGTTGGGTCATGACCTGCATGGTGCGTGAGGCACCCAGCATGGAGAAATCCATCAGGTCCTTCGACTCGAACGCCGCCTGGGCGTGGCTCTTGCCAGCCTTGATGGCTGCGGCATAGACCGCCTCGCGGTTGGCATTCTCGAAAGCCTCGCCATAGCGGTTGTACTTCTCCCACACATTGGCAACCACGCCCTTTGCCTGAGCGGCGTTGCGGATAATGCTCTTTTCGTAGCGGGCGATTTGCTCCGGGGTCATCCCCTTGCGTCGCAGCGACTTACGCACGGTATCGGCCATCGCCTCTGGGTCATTGCCATTCACGTAGCCGCCCAGGAAGGAGGCTCCGCTGAACATCACATCAATGGTACTGCCGTCCATCGCCAGGGTCTTTTCCACCCCCTTGATGGAGTCGATCACCGGCCTGAAGCCGTCTTTGCTGATCGCCCAGCTGGAGAGTGAGTCGCGCAGGAAGTTGCGCAGCATGAATTCGGGAGATGCAGTGACCCCAGCAGTAAGCAGGCGCTTGGCCTTGGCCGCCACATTGACCATGGCGCCGAACGGCTTGCGGTCGAAGAAGGTCATAGCGCGATAGAGGTCCGGATCCTCAACCCGGATCATGTAGTCCTCCCCCTCCAGCTTGACCATGATCCTGTCTTTGCCATTGGCAAGGGCCTGGTAATCCATCTTGTTTGGCTTCGGAATGACCTCGATGATGCCGGTATCCGCCAGGTTCCAAACCGTCTTCTGGGCCGCCATGTTCTTCATGGACGCGTCGATCAGCTTGGAGGTGGAGGTGAAGATGTTCTCGAGCAGGTCGTTGGTGTTGGCCTCCCCGCCCTTGAGCTTCTTGATGCCGGAGTTCTGGTTGGCAATGCCCTTCGTCTTGAAGGGGGCGATCACGTCGCCGTCATCTGATTCACGGAAGAACGGGATGTACCATTCGCTTTCAAACTCGGCCCGCGCCTCTTTGGTGAAGAGCCCAGCTTCTTGTGCCAGGTCCAGGGTTGCGGCATTGAGGCGGTTCCAGCGGGCTTTGGCATCAAGGAATTTGGCCTCCTTGCCCTTGCCTTGCCCCTTGAGCGCCGCAATGTCATTGGCATCGAGCAGGTTCTCACGCCCCTGCTCCATCAGCAGTTCCGCCCGGTGACCGGCCATCCAGCCCAGCCAGTTGTGCAGATCAGCCCCCAGATCGGAGAAGATACCAAGCAGCGCGTCTTTCTCGCCGGTACCCGCCTTGCGCTGGATCACCCCGTCATTCCACTCCGGCAGACCATAGAGCATGGTTGCCTGCATGGTGGAGGCTGCCCCTGTCGCCATCCGCGCCGCAACATAGCCGGAGTCGGCCGCATCGGTGATGCCAGCCGCGTCCTCGGCGTACTTGATGGGGGCCAGCGCATCGAGCACTTCGGTGTTGGCTTTCTTGATAAAGCGGTCTACCCATGACTCCACTGCGCCGCGATCAACCTTGCGCAGCTTGGCAAGGTTGGCCTTGGTTTTGTCGATGATGTCAGGCTTGGGGCCGAGATTGAGCTTTTCCATGGCCGCATCCGCTGCGGTGTTGGTCTGGCTCATCTTGAGCCCGCCCTTTTTCTCTGGCTGAGCCGCCTCCTGACTGAACTTCTGGCCTCCATCCGGGCCGCCATTGTCAGGGCCGCCGCGCTTCATCTTCTTGCCCAGCCCCTCAATCAGCACTCTGGTTTCGGCAGCGGTAATGCCACCAGGCACAAAGCCGACAGTGCGCAGCGCCTTGGTAACCCATGCCACCACCTGATCCCAGCCTCGGCGCCAGGCGCTCTGCTCAAGTTCGGCCAGGTGGGCGATCACCTCCTCAGCCTGCACACCGACATCCTCGCCGGCGTAATGGGTATCAACCCACTCCCACACCGGCTTCATGCTGGGGTCCTTCTGGGACTGGATGAGGCGGCTCATCAGCTTGGTGTATTCCCCGTCACCCAGGACATTGGCCAGGCCATAGTGGGCCAGCACCTCATGGCGCAGGATCTCGCGCATCCGCTTGGGATTGGCGATGGTATCCGCGGCCACATGCAGGGTTCCGCTGTCATCATCAAAGGCGGCGCGGCGGATCAGGCCATCTTGTGCCGCCAGCCCCAGCGCCTTTTCCAGCTCGGCCTGGGTAGCGTGGATCTGCACATCAATACCACTGGCTCCACGGTACTGCTTGAACCACTCCTTGGTTACCAGCTCCGCCTCCTTGCGGGTCAGGTGCTTGGCTGGCTTCTCGCCCTGCGCCATAGCCTGTTTGGAGAAGCGGATCCGTCCATTAATGGCATCGCTGATAATCTTGCCAGGGTTTGAACGAGCACCGACGATGGCTACCAGGCCATCATACCCGGCAGCTTTCAGGCGATTGTCCTGCTCACTCAGGGTCTTGATGAAGCCCTGTGCGTCGATCTTTTCCATTGCCTGCAGGTAGCGAGACAGCTCTGAGTTCATGCTTTTTCGCAGGCTTGCCAGTAGGTTAGGCTGTCCGCCGCTCAGGGCGCTGGCGTATTCTGCTATCATCCCCTTGGCCTTGCCCCAAGCGTAATTGAATGACTCCCTACCGATCACCTCCTTCGGGCGCAGCTTCTTCAGCTCGTCGCGCAAAGCCTTGATGCGGGCATCCTGATCCTTGTAGTGCTGGGTTTGGCGGTTGTTCTCTCTCTCCGTGGCAGCGCTGGATTGCGCCTTGCGGCCAGACCGTCCGGTGATCACCCAGCTCGGGGTTTTGATGCCGTCGCGCATCAGCTTGCGGGCGTTGATGGCCTCCTCATTGGCCCAGGCTTGCACCTCAGCCTCGGCGGCCGCCCTCTGCTCTGCCGTGTCCAGTAGGCCGGCATCCTTCAGGTCATTGAGGATCCGCCCCACGCCGGTGCTGATGCCGCTGGCAAAGTTCACGCCCTGGCCCCGGTGGGTGGCTTGGTTGTAGAGGCGTTGCTGCTCCTCGTCGATGGCCGGAATACGGATACTTACCCCGTCCAGCTCGAGGCGCCCCTCGGTTACTCCTCCTGCGCCTTTTGCTGCGCTTGCGTCACCAGATCGCGGAACGCTTGGCGCTGCGCCGTGGTTATTCCGTGCTCCGGCGAGGCCAAAAAGATCGCCGCCGGGCTTGGGTTGGCTGGCTTTTTGCTGGTTGTAGGCGCTGATGGCCTTGAGGGTTTCATTGATCGCTGTCTCCGGGGTTGCAGGGTCCACCGCCGCGCCGAACATGTCGGCGGAAGTGGTCTTGTTGAGCATAGTCAGGATGTCGCCAACCATGCCGGTGATCGCCTTGGCACTGCGGGCGCTGGCCGCGATGGCCTGGGCCAGCAGGCTGCCCTCTGGGCTGGTGTCGCCTCCCAGCATATCAGACTGAGCGGCCATTTCTTGCAGGGACTGCCCGCTGCGCTTGGCGCGGGCGATGCTCTCCACTGCCTCGGCGAGGTAGTTGGAGATAACCTTGGCCCGCTCCGGCGAGTGCTGGCGCAACTTGGCCATGCCCACGGCGTTGTTGATCAGGGCGGTCGTGATGTTGCGGCCGTCCGCGTCCACTTCGCCGGTGGCCGCATCCAGCAGCCGCTGGTTGTCGTAGCCGTAGGCGAAGATGGCCGCCGTCACCCGCTTGCGGTAGGCATCATTCCACTGCCCGTCCCGGCTCACATAGCTGTTGCTCTGGTTCTCACCGATGGCAGACAGGAACGCCTGGAGGAAGCGGTTGTTCTGGCTCGCCAGCACGTCACCCCCCTCGGGGATGTTGAGCAGATCCAGCATGTCGTCGGTCAGCTTGCCCGCGTCGGCGCCGGCATCCTCGGCGGCACTGTTCGCCATCTTGGCGTCGGTGTTGGAATCAACCACAAAATCACGCAGTTGCTGATCGTCCATCTCGGTCAGCCGCTCGCGGACCAGTACCGGTGCGCTCATTGCCTCAATCGCGGCAGCATCAAGGCCGAACTCGGTGGCATTAGCCAGCAGGTAGGCGCGATACACCCCGGCATCGCCGCGCTGATAGGCTTGCTTCAAGCCAATGGTGCGCCCGTTACCACTCTCGACAATGCCGTCACGCACAATCGGCGCGCCCCGGTCGGTCTCCGGGCTGGCGGCCAGGCGCGCCCCATCCGGCGCGGCAGCAATCTGACCCACCTGTACCCGATAGGTCTGCTTGCTACGGTCACGCGGCTGCAATTGCTGCGGGTAGTCGTGGTTGAGATTGCCCTCAAAGTCGTGGGACGCCACCAGATCGGCAGCCTCCATCACCCGGTATTGCACCTCGACGCTCTGCCCCTTGGGGGTGGCCACCGTCACCCGCTTGCCCTCTGGCGACAGCAGCGGCTTGACCTCGTTGGCGGGCTTGTCGATGACAAATATCTTGGTACGCACATCGGTAGGGTTGAGCGACGCCTTGAATGACCCCTCCGGCATGGCCTGCTCACTGCCTCCCAGCCCGTCAAACCACTCACGGAAGGCTTTGTTCTTGTTGTTTTGGCGATCCCCCGCCGTGGCCGACACAATCGCCACCAATCGCCCGCCCGGCTTGAGGTGGTCATAAGCATGGCGTACATGGTCAATATCCATGTCATTGGAGAACGGCGGGTTCATCACCACGGCGTCATAAGACTGGGCCGGGGTGGTGTCCATAAAATCGCCCCCCACCAGACCAAACCCTTTCGCCTGCAATATCTCGCGCAGGTCAACAGCCAGCTCCACCGCATCGACCTTGGCCCCGGCAGCGCGCGCCGCCTCGGCCAACATGCCATGCCCGGCAGATGGCTCCAGCACCGTCATGCCAGGCTCGATCCCGGCCAGCGCCACCAGATCGGCGGCGTGGCTCTCAGGGGTCGGGAAGAAGTCGATAAAGGCATTACGGTTGCCGACCAACTTGCGCTTTAGCGCGACCATCTTCTCGGCCAAGGGGTCGCGCGGCACGGCCTGCTTTTTCAACACGGCTTGCAGACGAGCCAGCTCACGCAGGGCGGCGCGCAACTCGGTATGATTGGTAATGCCCATGCGCTCCAAGCGGCTGTAGCCGTTGATCTGCTCCTTGACCGCCTTGGCGTCGTAGTCGCTCACCCCGCTGGTGTAGGCTTTGAGTTTGGCGATAAGCTCAGGATCGGTAATGGAAACAGTCTTGCTGTCACGATTGATCGCCGCATTGACCAGCGCCATGATCTTGGCCCCGGCCTGCTTGAAGCCGCTTGCCCCTTGCATCTTGGTTGCCACATCTTTGAGGTTGCGGGCGAAGTAATCCATGCCGGGCATTTGCGCCCCTTCTGCCATCATCTCCGGGGTGGCCTTGGCAGACCAACGTTCCCGGCCATCCTCAGCGCGCTCAATCATCCCCTGACTGGTCAGCGCCTCGCGGCGGGCTGGCGGCAAATTCCACAAGCTGCGGCTTAGCGCGTGGTTTAGCTCGGTCAACTGGGTGCCGTTAGCCAGGTTGCGCAGGTAAGTCACCTCGCCAGACTCAATCCCATCGGCAATGGCATCAAGCAACCCGGCAAAGTGCAACTCACTTTCAGCATTGGCGCGGGCGTTGGCGGCCTCGGTCATGCGCTTGTTGGTGTTCTCCTTGCGCTCGGCATTGAGTGCGGCGGTGGCCTTGTCACGCAATGTCTTGGCACGGGTGCGCAGGGTCTCGACCTGCTTGCTCTTGCTGTCAGTCTGGGCAGGTTCAGTCACCTCGGTGGGGGTGGCCTCGGCAGACGGGGCGGCACTGGCTGCCCCCTGACCGGTCAACCAACCGCGAAACTCGGTGGCCTTGGCCTCATCCTTGAACTGAAAGCCCGGCACGGCGCCACCGACCTTGTAAGAGGAATACCAGCCGCCCAGCTTTTTGGCGTGCGCGTTGATCTGGTTATAGGTGTCGCGGTCAACCCGGTCGCCCATTTGCACCACAAAGAGGTCTTCCCCGCTCTTGGTGTGCTTGGTTTTGATAATGTCGCCGCTGGCGGTCGGGGTCACGGCGGTGGCAGCCTTCACCTCGTGGGCCTGATCCCGCTTGTCCAGATTGCTGGCGGCGATCAAATCCTCATAGCGGGCGCGCTGCTCAGGGGTCAGCTTGTCCAGCGAGCGGTATTTCAGGAAGGTCTTGAACTGCTCAAGGGTCTGCGGGTCGCGCAGCGCCTCCTTGGTGGCGGCCAACTCGGCATCGCGCTTGGCCACGTCCGCCCGCTGCTTGTTGACGAACTGCTGATACCGCTCAGGGGTGAGGCCATCCAGCGCCTTGGCTACTCGATCTTCGATACTCTGTCTGGCGCCGCCGATGGCATAGGTCTCGCTGATGGTATTGCCATCACCATTGGCAGCCCAGCGCAGATCACCGATCAGCTGGTTGTATGCGGCCTCGACCACGACGGCCTTTTTGTCATTTTTGTAGCGGGCAGCATTGAAGCGGCTCATCTGATCAAGCAAATCCTGCTTGGTTTTCTTTTCCAGCTCAGCCCGCAGGGAGGGGGCGTTATCCAGAGCGGAACGGCTCATCGCTTGAAATTCAGAAAACTCCATCTCGCCAGAGAACAGGCGACGCTTCGCGGCGTGGTAATCCGTTGCGCTCTTGGCGCCGCGCCAGTCGTTGGCTGGCTCGATCTGCTGCGACTTGGCTCCCGACCCCGCGGTATCGCGGTCGCGGCGCATCTTCATGTAAACGCCAAGGCGCAAGCGTTCCTCACCAACCTGGCGAGCACCTTCATTGGATACAGCAGCCCCAGTGCGGCGGCCGCCATTGCCGTTGAACTCGCCAGAGCCTGATTTTTGCAGATCGCCAACCTCGCCACCAAGTCGCTGGTACTCTGCTTCAAGCTCGGGAGTTGACATCTTTCCGTAGCGGCGATCCATTTCACTAAACAGCTCTGCGTCTGCCTGTGCGAACCGCTCATCCCTGGTGGGCACTGGCTCGCCTTTGGATACTGCCTTGCGGTATGCCTCCTCGGCACGCTCAATGGCGGCCTCCTTGGTGTTGGCAGTAAACCAGCCTGCGCCTACTGCAGAACGATACTTCCAGTGCCCGCCATGCTCTTTTAGCAGGTCGCGATCTCGCAGCTCTTCCTCGCCAATACGGCCAGAAACAACAGCCCCGGCCACAGATGCCGGGGCTGTCAGTGTTGGGTCATCTTGCTGCTGTCCGTCAGGTACAGGTGCAGGCGCAGCGAGATCTGCCCGATCTCCGGATCCAGCTCGGTCGGTGAGTCCGGCAACGGCTGGTCCAGCGCCTGCTGCAGCCGGTTCGCCTGCGCCAGGCTGATCGCGTTGTCCTTCACTGCTGATTGCAGGTACTGGGGTAACTGGCTCATTGCTCACCTCTGTCTTGGGTTGCTTGACGGGGATAACCTCTCGGTATCCGGTATCGATGGCTGGTGCTAGTTGGCTGGCCTCGCCCGCGGTGGCAGACGGCGCCGGAACTGTTTCAGCGCTTACGCTTGCAGCTGGCTGATCAGATGGTTGACGCATGTCAGCGACATTCGTGTCGTTGACTTGGGACGTGGTTGCTTGCGCGCCGCGCGGGGCCATGCTTGCTACGGCGCTTTTGTCGATAACTACATGCTCTGTCTGGCCGCGCGGGTCGGTGCCGGTGACCACTCCATATCCCTGACTCACCAACTCGTTGATGTAGCTTTCAGAAAGGCGGGTAATATCACCCTGCTTGTGCAACACCTTGGTGCCAGGCTTAATCTTGACATCGTACAGGGTGGGCGTGCCGCCCATCATATCGGCGTAGGCTTGCGCTTGGTGCGCGTCCTGCTCGCTGGTGCCATAGAAGCCACCATAGACACGGCCCTTTTTGCCCTGCTTCTGACCACTTGCGCGGACAATCTGAATATCCTGCTCGCTCATGCCTGGATTGCCGGAACCATGAACGATCACCATGCCATTTTGCGCGATCTCAGTCTTTCCGTCTTGGCGATCCTGCTGGGCCGAATTGCTTGACGGTTGCTTGACTCCGCCCTGCTGCGCTTGGGCCTGTTGCACCTCACCGATAGCCGCTACCCCAAAGCCACCTCCATTGAGCGGCACCGGCATCTCCTGGCCCTTGCGGCTGGCCATGGCCGCCTCTTTCTCGGTTGCGAACGGCTTGCCTTTGCGGGTGATTCGGAGTGTCTGGAGCGGGCCGAATACTGAATCGGTGTCCTTGCCTGCCCCCTCAATCGAACGGGCTACCTCGCTGCGCGGGTCGCGGGTTGATTGGGTATCGAGTGAGCCATCCACCTGATCGCGGGATAGCTTGGGCGGGGTATAGGCGCTGTTGCGCGGGTCGCTGCCCGACGCACCACCGGCAAAGATGGTGTCTGATTGGCCGATCTGGGGCGGCTGGTTGGCTAACTCACGCTCGCGCTGTGCCAGATTGGCAGCTTGCTGCTGTGCCGGGCGGCCATCTGTGCCGTACACCACATTACGGTGTGGCAACTCGGTGCCGACTTCGCGCCCTTCACCCTCGATAGTGGCTCCGGGCAGCGCCTCGGCAGCGTAATACCGCGGATCACGCTCTGGCGGAAGCAGGTCGCCTTCCTGCCCGCTCTGCCACCGGGTGCGCTCTGTGCCACGAAACTGCGGGCCGGGACCGGCCTGATGATCATCGTGATCCCCTGGTGCAGCCAACGCCTCTCCCTTGGGCTTGGCATTGGCGTCACCTGCAAAGATCACATCCTTGAGCGGCAGGGCTAGGCGCTGGTTCTCCATGGCCACTTGCTGGGCACTCTTGTTACCCGCGAACGGGTCAAGCCCGAGCTCGCCAGCCTGAGCTCGCTCATAAAGGCTCTTGCCCTGATCGCCAGCCTTCATCTGGGAGGCAACCAGCTCCTGCACGGTCTGGCCAAACTCACCCGCCAAGGCGCGCTGCACCTCGCTATCAGCCGCCATCCCCTTGTAGCGATCGGCGGTATCGTCTTGACGCAGATAGGCGGGAACATCACGCAGCTCGTCAAACTGGCTTGCGCTGGGGCCGAGCGGATTCAGCTCCCCCTCGGCCTGCGAGGCGGAGGGCGCCTGCTCGCCTTCTTCCAGTGGAACAGAAGCAAAGTTCGGATCCACTGCCGGACCAGCAGCGCCCTCCGTCACCGGCGCGGAAGGTTCTGAAACCGGATCGGTCCCAACGCCATCTTCCTGGCTGGCATGCTTACCGCCTCGCGCCCCACCGACAGCACCTACCGCACCACCTGCCCCCATCCCTATCAAGCCGCCCTCGATCGCGCTCGACATGACCCCCTTCATCGGGTCGATATCAGCGGCGGCCACCTCGTTGAGGGATTCGTTGACGGCGTATTGCTGCACCCCCTCCTCCAGGGTTTCGCTGATACCCTCACCGACCGCCCCCTTGGCTGCCCCCTTGAGCACGCCACCGGTCGCCGCCTTGCCTGCCAGCATCTTGAACAGCATGGCATCGCCCATAACAGAGCCCATGGCGGCAGCGCCCCACACCTTGGCGTCGCTCATGGTGGCTCGACTGGCAACGTTGGCGGTCTCCTCCCGGGCCAGCGACAGCTTTTCCTCATCAGAGAGGTGTTGCGTCTGCTGATCCTGGTCGATGCGGGTGAATGCCTGGCGGAAGGTATCGCTCCGGGACAGCTCATCAAAGCTCATGCCCAGCACTGACTCGCGGGTATTCACCCCTGCGCTACCTACCGAACCGGTCGCGCCAGTGGTGGCGGCTGCACCGGTCGCCAGCTTGGCCACCGTCTTGGCGGCGACAGCCTCGGCCACCTCCTGAGTAGCCCCCCGCTTGAGCATGGAGGTGGTGACGGCGCGCCCGATACTGGCCTTGGCAGCGACGCCAGTCACACCGCCAGCCAGCAGGGTCGGCACCATGGAGCCCACGCCCTGTGCCATCTTCATGGCCCACACGTCGATATCACCCGCGCCATCGCCCATGGTGAGGCGCCCCTCTGGCGTCTCATCAATCAGGCTGCGGCCGATCGCCTCTTTGGCATCGCCGCTCATCCCCTCGGTCAGCGACTCGGCGCCTGACTTTGCCAAGTCGCCAGCGCCAGCCACCACATCAAGCACCGGGCTCAGCTTGCTGGCCATATTGGCGCGAGCCTGCTCCAGGTAATCGCCTCCCTGCTTGCCAGCGTTCTCCTTGCCAAACTGGCTTGCCTGCCTGGCCAACTCACCAATCCCGCCAACCAGATCTAGTGCGCCAGCGCCCACGCCGCGTGCCACATCACCCAGGCCAACATTGAGATCGCGCTGTGGGGTTTGGGCGGCAGACGGGGCGGCAGCCGCTGACAGGCTGCTATCGAGATTGCTCCAGAACGGGTCTGTGCGGGTGTCGGATAGTTTCGGTTGTGGCAAGGCGTCGCGCAGTCCAGGCTTGTCCATGGTGTCCTCGGCTTTTTGTGCAAAAGAAAAGCCCCGACCGGCGAACCGATCAGGGCTTGATATGGGGAGTGCTGGCCAATAAGCAGACTGGCCGACTATGGAGAGATGCTAACGCTGGGGGGTTGGAAAGGCAACTAGCGGCGCGCTTGCGCCAGACTGATGGCCTGATAGGCGCCAGCCTCCGCATCACGCAGCCTGCTGGCTGTCACGGTGGCTTGCTCCTCTTTCTTCTGCTTGGCCGCCTGCTGGCGCCACAGCTCGAACGCCGTGTTCATCCGTGCCGGGTTATCCATCAGGCTGCTCAGCTTGCCGTGCTGGTTGGCCTCCTTGATAAACTGCAGGCGCTCGGGATCGCCCCCGGTCCACACCTTGAGTGGCGCCTCCTGCTTTGGCTCATCCGTTTTGGTGGTCAGGCCGTAGGTGTCAGCCAGTGCCGCCTTACTCTGTTCAAGCTGGGCATCCAGCGCATCGAGCTGCAGGTCTTTATCCTCCGCATTGCTGGCAGAGATGCGCGCCCTGTTCTGGCCGTGCTGCTTCTCAAGCTCTGTAACCGCCTCCTTGTAGCCTGCCTGATCCGGGCCTGCCGTCAGGCCGAGCGAGGCGCGCAGTTGGTCAGCGTTGCCGATCATGTGCTGTGCCAGAGCTGCTCGCTGGTAGGCCGGTTTCAAGAAGTCATTGATGGGGATCACCTTGGGGTGGTCGTCAGGCGCAGAGGTCCGGTTGTCGGTTACCGGGCGCACCGCCTTGCTGCCGTCGTCGTAGGTGACCTCCACTCCAAGCACCACACCGCGACCGTCAGGGGTGATCATGATGTTGCTCAGTTGCTTGCCGGTGATGGTCTTGCCGCTATCCGGGTCGATATCGCCAACCCCCTTGTTTACCTCATCCTGATAAAGGGTGCCGGCTGCCTTGATAAACTGCGGGTTGTTCACGGCTGCATGCCCTTCCGGTGTGGTCGGGTCGAGCTTTCCTTCCTGAGCCTGGCGCATCAGATTGCCAGCATGGGTAACAAAGGTCTTGCCAGCCTCGGCATAATCCTGCTGCAGGTAGCGCTCCGGGTTAAAGGAGCCAGCCCGCGGATCCCGCACCACGTTCCAGAACTGCTGGCCCGGGTCTTTGCCCTCCGCCACAGCTTGCCAGCCAGACTGGATGATGGGCAGGTTCTCCTGTTGGTACAGCTGCTTATTGCGCTGCTCCTTCTGCCACTCATATTCCTGTTGCTGGCGCGACTCCTGAGCTGTGGCGCGGCGTTCAGCTGCATTGGCTCTCGCCTCGGCAGATTTTACCTGGCGCTCGGTGAGCGCGAACTGGCGATCAGCCCGCTCATCGGCAACCTTGTCGCGGCCACGGCTGTAACCCAGCGCCTCCTGATAGCGCGTATCCGCCACCTTTTGCCGCTCCTGCTCGTTCTGCCACATGGCGTCACGCAGGCTCATGGCCTTTTCCATTCGCTCATCTTCTTTCTGGCCACGCTGATAGCGGTCCATGGTGTTGAAGCCAGCCAGAAAGCCCTCTGCCAATCCTGATACGCTCATCTCAATCCCCTTTAAAACAGGCTGTCCGCCAGAAAGCCGACGCCAGCACCAACAAGCCCACCTAGTGGTCCGCCTAACGTTCCAGCCATTCCGAGCATGGCACCCATCGATGCACCAGTGCCGATAGTGCTCATGGTCTGCTGCTTGCGCGCCGCCTTGAGGCTCTTGTTGGCAGATTCAATCTCCTCCTCCCGATTGGCCGCATCACGCAACCCTGCCATACCCTGCTGGCGCGTCTGGGCGCCAATATCAAGCAGTCCGTACCCCATCACATACCTCCACCGGTTTTGATTGCCTCACGCAGGCCGGCGTCAGCGCCGGTCAAGATCCCCATCTGGCGTGCCTGCTCCTGCTCGCGCAGGCCGTTTTCAGTACCCGCCGTCATCAGGGCAGCCCGCAACCCCTGGCTATTGTCGTTGGCGTTTCCGCTCACCCCCATGCGGGCATTGCGGTTTGCCGTAGCCTGCTGAGCTGAGCGGAGCGCGTTGGCGTTGTTCTCATCCACCCGCCCCAGTTGCTCCCGCAGTAGCTGGCCGTTCGTGGCCAACTCCATCAGTTCCTGCTGCTTGGGGTAGAAGCGCGTCTTCCAGTCCTGGTACTGCTCTCGGGTGATTTTGGCGTAAGTGTCTGCGGCGTAACCCATGGTTACCTACCTCCCAAATACGTTTTTGCGTTGGGGTTATAGACGCGGTTATCAGCGAGCGTCTTGGTGCTATCGAGATGTGATGCAACATCACTGTTGCTGGTAACCGCCGGCGCTTTCAGGCTGGCCAGCCCATACGAGGTGGCGGCTCCTGCCAGAGTCCCCACCAAGCCAGCTGTCGCCTGCTGGCTTTGATAAGAGCTCTGTGCATCACTGGTTGCCTTGCGCAAGCTGGTTGTGGCCACATCGCCAATACCAGCCAGCGATTCAGCCTTCTGCCCTGCGCCAATGCTCACCACATCCTTGAGGCCAGCCACATACTTATCTTGCTGGCTGGACTGGGCGCGATTGGTGGTGTCGGTCTGGCTCAGCGCCTGATCTGTCTCCAAGTCAGACATGGCGGTTTGATACTTGCCGCTGGTTGGGTCTACTCCACCTGCCGCCATAGAGTCGGCCAGCCCGGCGCGTGCCTCGCCAAACGTCTTAGCCGTCCCAAGTGCAGCCGTGCCAGCCAGCTTGTCGTACTCGCTCTCGTTGTTGAGGTCATCCACCTTGTCCATAAAGATGTCCTCATACTGCTGCAGGTCGTTTTTATAGAGCTGCCACTGCTCCATGGCCACGCCAGCCGCAGCTTTCTGGGCTTCCGTCTCCTGAATTCCGTTAGAGCCACCCTTGCCCATCGCTCACCTCACAAGTTGATCTGAAACACAAAGAGCCCGTCAGCATCATCTGACTGACGCACCCACCCCATTCTTGGCGCTACCCTGAGCCACCCCTTGCGCGCAGAGTGGAAGCGCAACCAGCGGGCACCTATCATGCGGGCCAGTCGCTTAACCTCCGGCAGGTGGCGCTCTGGCGCCCCGCCATCCCCCCAGCCGACCCATACCAGCACGCCGGTAGCGCCCTGCTCGCTGACCGGCTTCAACACAAAACCGTCATCACCTCGCACAAACAAAAACGCCACCCGGTTACGGATGGCGTCTTGCAGTTCGGCGGATAGCCTGGGGTTGCCTGTGTCGCTGGCGATGCGCTGTATCCCAGTTGCAAATACACTCAAGAATGTCACCTAACGCTATTGGATGAACGCCATTGCAATTAGTGGGGTCGCTCTTACAACCGTAAAGCCCCACTCGTAATAGTTACCAACACTCTGAACGTCCACTATGAACTTTACTATTGCCGCCTGACCAACAGGTAAGACAGCTTCATAGTTGTACCCGGATATCTGAATTTCAACAGGGGATACAGGAACCGTATGACTTATTTGATTTATTGCAACCAGTGAATCATTGACAAAAACACGCATTCTAACAGCTCTGGATTGCGAAGAACCGGATGCGTTCGGGATAATCCCAAAGCAAGTTGGGGCCGTAACTACCAACCGCCGAACTCGATTAAATGCCTCAATGGTCACCTCTGTATTAATGCTGCTCGTGCTCACTACCTTGCACACATCACCAACAATTCGGTTGGCATACACAGTGCCATTCACCACACAGTCTTGGTCGATCGTGCAGTTTCCTATGGTCATGTTTCTGATATAGCCACCTTCGGCATTTAGCCGATTGGTGTAGATGCTGCCATCGCTGTAAATGACTGAGTGCCAACCCCATCCCCACGCCGCATAGGGGCCACCTTTGCCGAAGCCGGCAGTGCCACCTGACATAAAGGCGTTACCCATGTCGATCTGGCCACCATTAATCAGCGGGGCACTGATACTCACACCCGCCTTGATATAGTCGGCGGTGATCTTCTCTGAATGGATAATCTGGATGGTGGCCTTGCGAATGATTGCTTCAGCGATCACCGTCTGGCCATTGTCGATAGCAAACAGCGGTGCCAATGGGGTTGCGCTATTCGGGTCAAACACAAACACCTGGCTTGCAGATAGCGCCACCTGGCTGGTGCCGTCATCCTTTGCCACCAAGCCAATGCCTGCTGTGATGTCACCAGCTTGCACCTTGGTGGTCCATATGGCCTGAGCGCCATTTTCCAGATCTGCAATGGCCTGACTCTGCTGCTGAACGGCTGACTCAATATTTCCGGTCTTGGCAGACAGCTGCTCAACCTTGGTCGCTGTGGCCTGGTTGGCGTCGGCGCTGGTTTTTGCCACCTCGGAGATATTGGCACTCAGTGTTTTATCGGCCGCCTTGAACTCCGCTTCAACCGTGTCAACCCGCTGCGCCAGTGCGCCTGTTTCTGTGGCTCTAACAGTCTGTTCATTGATGATCTGCCCGCGCAGATCGGCAGACTCGGTCTGAAACTCTGCGTCCAGTTGCTCAAGCGTACTGGCCATCGCCTGCTGCTGGTCACTCAGCACCTTCTGCTCGCGGCGGATCTTGCCGGTCGCCTTGCGCTGGCGGTCGCTCTCGTCAGCGCCTGCCAACGCGGCACCAATGGCCGCATCACCAGCAAGATCCACGCTGGCGCTGATGCTTTCGAATTTACTAGCCAGTGATTGCCCATCGCCTGATACGGCCTGCTTTAACTCACTGATGGCGGCAGTGTTGCCATTCATGGCCACTTCCATGTCGCTCATCTTCTGCGCCAGCGCCTGCGTATCAGAGGCTACGCTCTGGGCCAATTCGGTGATGGAGCTCTTGATGGTCTGATCTGCCAGCTGCAGCTCGCTCTTGAGTTGATCGATGCGCTGGGCGGTAGCGGAATTTGCAGTGGTGTTGGCGCTGATCTGCTGCTCGGCAACGGTCAGGCGCTGCCCCTGGGCATCCACTTCCGTCTTGGCGGCCTTCTGGCTCAGAGTACCTTTGACGGCATCTAGCTCTTGGCCGACTTGGGTTACCTGAGAGCCGACAGCGGTCACCTCAGATTTGGTGGCCGTCTGAGTCAGTTTTCCATTAATGCCGTCGATCTGCTGTTCGATGGAGGTGATTTTCTCCAGATCGGCGCTGATCTCGGCTCTGGTGACGCAGGTCTTGACGATAGCCTCTACGGCATCAAGGTGCTGGCTGACTTTCGTTATCTCCGCCCCCAGCTCACTGCGAACGGCGTTAACCGCCTCCATGGTGATCTCGCCGGTACTCGGATCAACGCTGAACACGGCATCCTTGAAATTATCAAGAGAAACCTTGTATCCGTTGACAAGTTGGCGCAACTGCTCCTGAACCAGGGTTACGTTGACATAGTTGTCGCCGAGCGTCCCCTGGGCATGATTCAACAGATCGTTGATCTGCTTCTCTCGCGCATCCAGCGCGGCCAGATTAGCCTTGGTCTCGTTGACAATGACTGACAGTTGCGGCACATCAAGGATCGGCTTGAGCAATTCCTGCGCAAGGTGGCTGCTCTCAATTTTCCCCTGCAGCTCGTCAAGAATGTCCTGCACATCCCGGCTGGTCTCCGCAACAACCCCACGCTCACCCTGGAATGGGCCGTGATCGTCCTTGCCATTGACGAACCTGACCCAGTAATAAAACTTGGCCCCCTTGCCGATGGCGTCAGAGAACATATTGGCGATAGTGGTACCAACCAACGTCGCCGCAGGCAGGCTGTCTGTCTCTGCGCGCCACACCTCGGCATGGGAATGCCCGCGGTACGTCGGCCCATCCCAATCAACCAGCACGGTATGAAACGCCCCGCTGGCCTGCACGTTGACCGGCGCGTGCGGCTTGTCGTACACGCCAGTCTCAACGAGGTCTGGATTTTTGCCGGGAATATAGATACCGCCAGGGCCTTGACGCAGCGTGGCCAAACCAAGCGCGTTCAGCTCGCGAAAGGTGACCGCCTTATCCAACTTGTTGCCGCGCTGACCAGTAAGCAGCTCGACGTTTTCAGAAGTAGCGGCCTGATCCCGCCCTGCTCGATATGCCGGTTTTGTCATTACATCAACTCCGCCATTGAGCCAGCCAGGGTGATACGCTTCACAACTGAGGTACCGTACACCTCAACCTGCCACCACCGACCACGAACCGGTGGCAGCCTGAACGCGCCGGATGCCAAGTTGCCAGGCTGCAGATCCATTACCTGCTCACCATCCACTGTCAGCTTGATGCCGACCTTGGTGATGTCATCAGCCAGCAGTCGGCAGCAGCCTAGCGGCGTGCCGTCAGGCATCATGAACAGTTTTGAGCGCCATACAAACTGGCCATTTCCGACAGCTCCGCCGCGCCATACCTGCAGATCTGTGCCCTTGGCAACAAACAGGCGATCGCTCTCCATATCAGAAACTGCCGCATCCCAACGATTGGTCAGCTCCCGCAGATCCCCGCTCTTGGGGTCAAAAATGAAAGCGTGGGTATCGGTCATCGCCACATACTTACCTTCGTGGTGCCAGGCACGCAGGTTCTCAGGCTTCATCGCCTGCCACTGCTTGCGAGTAATGATCTGTTCGGTCACTACCTGCCCACCTCCTGCGCCGATCCCCACCAATCCATCCGGTGAGGCGTAGAGCACCACACCATCCATGGCAACCATGGAGCGGGCGCTGATACACGCTTGAGGCAGGTGACTGAGCTTCTGGTTGGTCACCGATGCCGGGCTGACACCTTGCGCCAGATAAGGGAACCCCTTGGTGCCGATCACCAGCGTGGTATCGATAGCGGCGATCGCCACGATGTCGTGCTCGGTGGTGAGCCGGTACTTCTCCGGCCAGGCATAGGGTAGATATGGCTCGCACAGGTAGAGAGAGTTACCAGCAAAGCCGGCACACATACCGTTGGCCATCTGGCACAGGCCTCGCAGGGCAGCAGGAGGCGGCGCGTAATCGTAGGTCTCCAGCACCGGACCGAGCTCACCATCTGCGCGACTATCCACAAACGAGGCTTGAGCAATGGGCAGCTCTGCGACCAGCAGGTAATCAGCCAAGCCACCACCAGAGACAGACCGGTAGATCCGGCGCTTGGTGATATTGTTGTCCTGCGACTGCGGTGGTGATAGCGCTAGCGTCACCGTTGAATCAGGAATGGGGATCGCCACCTTGCCGCTGGCTGGCCCGGGAGGCCCCTCCTCGCCCATGGCGGTGACATAGGTGTCAACGTAGTATCTGGTCTCGTCGTCGGTGATATCGTCATCCTTGCTACCTTCGGGCGGTGTAATCGCCCCAATGCCAACCGGAACGCCTGGAGCTGGTACGCCAAGGCGGTACCACGCTGTAGGCTTATTGACGCCGCCAGTCGCGATCTGAAAGTGGGTGACTTTCGGATACTCACCATCGGTGTAATAGACGCGACCATAGGCATCCTGTGCAATCGGTGAGTTGATTGCCTCGACAATCTTGTTCCACGCAAACCAGTTCTGGCCGTACTTGAACAAAGTTTGCGGGGTAATTGGCAAGGTGACGCCAGCGCTGACATCTTCCTCAAGCGGCGAGATAACGCCGTGATCGAAGTGACAGTCGCGGGCCACCACGGCTACTTCATCAGACAAAAGGTGAGGCTCCACGCGCGGCGTTACGCCTCGCATGGTGACGATATCGATGACTGACATGGGAGGTCTCGGCAGGCAGAAAACAAAAAGGCCCACTCAGAACAGAGCGGGCCATGATGGGTAAATCCTAACGCCGACAGCGCCAGGAGGCAAGGATCACTTGGCTGGCGGCAGCACCTCGGCACAGGGGCGCGGCACCAGGATGGTTTTGCCCTGGTGAACCTCCTGCACCTGGCAGACGGGACCTGGGGCTGTGGCGGTATTCCACGCCCAGCCAAGCAGCACGGCGACCACGATCGCCGTGATTGGTTCGAGACGAACAATCATGATGCCCTACGCCCAGACATACTGGGGAGACTCGACAACAACAGTCACCGGAGCCAGCGCGGCGGCCAGCTCTTCCGATGCGGTGCGCACATTGGCGTGATAGCCAGGTACTGGTTCGCGCACGGAAATCTCAACCCCATCAACAACCTGCACCTCGCCAGTGGGTCTGGTGACCATGCCTTCAGGTAGCAACAGCAGTGTAGATTCCGCGTGGCGCAGTGGGCCTGACTCATCACTGACAAATCCGGCCGCCAGTAATGCCGCAATCATATCGTCCTCGTCGAGGGTCTTAAGATTAATGTCAGTAAACATCACGCCACCCCTTTTATTTGCTCGTCAGTCAGTGCGCGATGCCATATCCGGAAATTTCGGATATGGCACACTCCAATATACGAGACATCAATGTCGCCAATACTTTCAATCTGGCCTCCTATGCCCGAGTTTGTTTTGCCTCCATACCTGATCAGCATCCCTGAACTATCACATGCAATCGCCAGTACCTTGCTACTACCAAATAAATCATTCCCTTGCAGCCATGGGACGGACGGGCTTAGGTTTAGAAACGGGATTATCCGATGCAAGCCAGCGACAGGCTCTGCCATTTCCACCTTTAACCCGCCCATGGAAATCACCACAGGGTACGCGCCTACCACAGGGGAAACAGATATCTCTGCTGCCAGCGAGAACGGCGCATTGACTGGTATGTTCCCTGGCCCAAGCCCCGTCAGATTATCTGCCGCTCTAGTTACTGCTGCGCCAGATGTCGGGATGTAGGATGTCGCAAACGGGAGTGGCTCCAACTGGGCGTCAGTGCATGACCCAGAAACCGTCAGCGTCAAACCGCCTGTGGCAGCAGTGACCGTCAGTGCCACCCTGTCAGTTTCGCCGGTGCCGACTAGCACGCCGGAAGCAGCTCCAGACAATGTAACTGAACCGAGGCCGTGGAACGACAGCGTGTGAGACCCAGCCTGAACAGGGATGTTTTGCGTCTCCAGCACGGCGGATCGCGGAATAAAGTTTGTGCTCTGAACCTCAATTAGCAGCCCAGATTTTTCGAAGCGTGGCTCGTTCGCCGCCGCAGCTTTCCGCTTGCCATCCTTGCCGATATACGTGGCTGCGGAGGCGCGGGAAAAGCCGAGCATTTTTGCCACCACATCATCCCCGACCTTCACCTCGCGGCCATAGCCTGAGATCAGTTTCAGGTCATCGGTGAGAGGTGCCAAAAAATCAGGGATAGGCAGAGCAGCAGCGGCCGCGATATCCGCCGCCACGCCAGCACTGGCTGCCGCCTTGGCGGCCTCTGCCGTCGCAATGCCAGCCTGTGCAGTCGCCTGCGCCAACACGCCATAACCGGCATTCATCACCTTATCCCAGCTCGGGGTGGTGATCTTGGTGCCATCCGGCGCGGTAAGCGTCACATCGCCGGTGCCGGTGAGCAGCTGCTGCCAGCCATCCATCTGGCTCTGGTGGTACGCCACAAAAGCCGACAGTTCGCGGCTAAATGCCGGAACCTGCCCAGTAATGGAGATAACGATCGAGTACGCCTGCCCCGTGGCAGACCCACCCACATAGGCGGTAACCAGATAGAGAACGGCATCGCTCTCCACGTAGTCCACCTCATACGCCCTGCCATCAGGCCCCCAGAAGATGTGACCCTTGTCAGGCTTGTAAACACCACTCCTCCAGGTGGTGCCAGTACCAACCACCTTGGTGCTTCCTGATGTGACGGCAACTGTGCCGGCTCGATACCAGATACCCGCCATCTACGCCCCCTTACTGCCCAGTGGCCCGGTTGAACCCAGCCTGCTGGCGCGCTTCCATACCGGCATCAGCCTGGGTTTTCTCACCCAACTGCTGCAGGAATGCGTTGTAGTGACCGGCTGCGCGGTTGGAGTTGGCTGAGTATTCCGCGTCCTTGGAGAAGCAGCGGTAGAGCATGAAATCGATGATGGGGTTGATGTAGATGTCATCCAGATCCGCCAGCGCTGGCGTGCTGGCGTTCTCAACATCAGTCAACTGCTTGGATTGCGGGGCGACCGAGTAGATCACATCAACCTTAACCCCGGCCGCTGGTCCAGGGTGCAGATAGAAGGTCTTTGGGTCGCGCTCCTCGTAGGTGTAGTTGTCAACGGTGGCGGCGGTCTTGCCGGAGTGCCATTCCGGATAGCTGTCATCCAGCGCCTTGCGCACCACGAAACGCACCACCCGACCATTGGCGTTACGCAGCACCTCGATGAGGCGAAGGGCATCTGGCGGCAGGGCCTGCTTGGTGCCAGCCACGCAGGAAAACTCCACGTTCTTGGTGTATGCGTCAGGGCGAACCAGCACGATCGCCTTTGTCGCATCGTTGTAGTAGTCCAGCAACTCCTGCTTGGGCCAACGGGTAAAGGTCGGATCGACCAGCAGGGTGTTGACCCGCTTGATGATGGTTGCGACGGGGATGGTAGCCATGGCGAATCCTTAGAAAAAGCTGTGTTTGCGTGGCGGGTTGTAGTATTCGACTTGGGTCGGGGCACTGTGCTGTTTGCGGAACCGGCCAGCACGACGCCACCCCTCGACAAACTCGGCACGATGGAAGTTGGCCCGCTTGGGGTCAGACCAGGGGCGATCCGGTTGGGCATAAAGCAGCGCGGCCACACCATGGGCGATGGCCTCGGCATGGTCGGTGTAGAGCTGTGCCGGCAGCTCCTTGGCGCCTTTTACCGGGGCCGCCACGTACCAGATCCGCACACTGCTTAGATCGGTCAGGATGCTCAGCTCATTGGCCGACATGGCGAAGTAGTCGCGTCCAGAGTCCAGCGGCACGCCATCGGCCCCGGTGAGGTGCAACACATTGCAGGAGGTAACCCCGTCCACATTGCACACCACCTCCAGACTGCCAGCCGCCGCACTTGGCAGCAGGCGATCGAGGGTGATCAGCTCGGATTCGCGGCAGAAGGTGATTGCCGCCTCGGTCACGGCCTCTTCCAGCAGCATCTCGAGCGGACCTGTGATGTGCAGCCTGACGGTAGGCAGGAACTGCTCGCGGGGCACCATTTGCATGCTTAGCCCTCCGCCTTGGCGGCCTTGGCTTTCATGGCGTCACGCACGCGAACGCGGAAGTCGTCCACCTTCTCCTGCGGCCCCTTCTGCTCGATACCCAGATCTTCACCTTCGATCAGGGTCGCCAGCTGGGCAGAGGTGAGCTTGGCCAGATCGATATCACCGACCACCATGCTCTGCTCTTCGGCCAGGCGGGCAGCTTCGGCAGCAAGGCGCTCCTGCTCTTCCGCTTCCATTCGTGCGATAGTCTCCTGCCGCTCCAGCGTGCCGGCCAGCGCTTCTTTGCTGACCCAGACGGTGGGGAACTCCAGCAGTTGCATTGCGATGTGGCTCTCCACATCAACGGGTGTGTGGCGCGGGAACACCAGACGGGATCCGGTCACAGTGTCTTTCTTGCTCGGCTTGTCGCCGATATAAACCACGGCAATTTTGTCGCTCACGGCAATATCTCCAATCCAGAAATGAAAAAGCCCGGCGCTGGGCCGGGCATGGCGTGACTGGCAGCCTTACAGGTTGCCGATCACCTCATAGTGCAGCTTGAGCTTGACCGTGCCCGTTGCTGCAGCGCCGCCGACGGTGAGGGTGATCTCCTGGTCGGGAAGCGTCATCAGATCGTCCACCGGGAAATACTTGGATACCGCCGTTGCCGTACCTTCGGCGTTGATGATGACTGTCGAGCCGACGGTGACGGTCAGCGTGGTGCTGGCACCAAGCCCGGCGCTGATGAGGGTGGCGCCAACCACTTTCAGGTTGGGCTCCACCTTGTCACCAAAGGCGATGACGTCGCCGGACGGCACTGCCGCCAGCTTGGCCACCAGAGTCGGGGAGATAGAGAGGTTGCCGAACGAACCAATAAACCAGCGGTACGCTCGGGCGAGCAGGGTAGTTTTGGCCATGATATGGCTCCTTATCAGATCAGGTATCAACAGGAGGGGGCATCAACCCCCTCGCTCGGGTGGTGGGTTAGCGCGCGACGGCGCTGACGGCGGTATCCAGCACCATGCAGCCATGGTCCTGAATGTTGCCGTTGCGCTGCTTGAAGCGGATCTTCTGCAGGCCGGATACCCAGCTGATGGAGATCTCGGTGCTGTTGCCGTGGTCGGTTTTCTCTTCGTGCATGCCGAAGGAGCCGCCCTGCTCGCCAGAGCCGAAGGCGTTGGCCAGCGCCTGACCGCCCAGCAGCACGGCGCGGTCGATGGTGGTACCGGCAACCTTGTCCACTTCCGCACCGGTCGCGGAGTTGGCGGCGCACACCTTGACGGTGCTGCCCTGGTTGAAGCGGATCGGCATGCCCTTGTAGGGCTTGACCAGAATGCCGCGCCACATCGCACCTTCACCGCGGAAGATGGGGTGGTTCCAGCCTTTGCTGCGCTCAATTGCGGCCGCCAGCATCGCCTGCCAGTCCTTGCCGGAGGTGGAGGTGTAGAAGTCGTGCCACTGGCGCGGGGTGACATAGAGCACGTAGAGCGGCTCGCCACCGGACGGGTCGGAGACCATGCGGATCGGCTGGATGGGGTTGGCCATCTCGGACAGGAACAGCGACATGTTGTCCACGCAACCCAGATTGAAGCGGTCAGCCGCGTCGATGCCTTCGAAGCTGGTCGCATCACCACCGAAGAAGTGGCGCTCGTAGGTTGGCGCAGTCAGCTGGTTGATCATGATGTCGGCAAATTCCGGGTCATCCGCCAGCGGCAGAATGATATCGGTCGCGGAGTAGTCGCCTCGGGCACCGGCCAGCTGAGCAAAGCCACGCTGGTCAACCAGGCGACCGTAGTAGCCATCACCCAGCAGCACGCGAGCCGTCTTGATCAGGTCGTGCTTGGTGCGCTTCTGGCTCATCTTGCCGCCCGCGTCCACGCCATGGCGGGTCTGGTTGATCTTGAGCGAGAAGTCCGCGAAGGACATGCTCTCGAGGCGCCCTGCCAGCTTCTTGTCACCCATGGTCGGGCGGCCAGACAGTTGGTGGAACAGCTGCATGTCCACTTCATCCCCGGCGCCTTTGCCGAGGTCTGTGATGCGCACCACGGGGGCGCCGGCGCTGGTCTGTTTGCCGCCATTGACTTTGGCGCCCTTGGGGGCCTCTTCGGTCAGCATGTTCACCAGCGAATGAGAACGGTTGGCCGCCGTAAACAGTGCGGCCTGCAAAATCTTGTTGGCTTGCGCCGAGGTGACTTGGGTCATGGTCCTCTCCTACATGAAAACAAAAACCCCGACACAGTGGTCGGGGTTGGCTTATTGAAATGGGTGGTGGGTTAGTACCCGGCCTGCTCCAGCAGCGCCTCGATCTGGGCGTCGCTCATAGCGCCAAGCTCACCAACCAGTTCGGTTTGAGACATGGCACCATAGCGCTCGACACCCGTTGCAGGTGCGTGATGGGTTTGGCCGAGTTCTGATGGGCTGGACGGGATGTGATCAGCGGGTTTCTCTGCCGCCTTGCCGGGTGCCTTGGTGGGAGGGATGACCTCGTCACCAAAGGCCAGCTTGGTGCGGCGCGCCGCCTCTGCGAATCGCTCATCCAGCGACTTGCCTTGCCACGCGGGATCAGCCTGGAGCTTTTCATCGACGATGATGGCGAAGTCGAAGCGGTCCTGGTCCTTCTCCCGCCAGTTCATCAGGTCAGGTACCGCCTGCAGTGCGGCCTGAACCGGATTGATGGCGAGGGGAACCTGCTGCGGTGCTGCCTGCTGCTCCAGCCTTTGGAGCTTGCTGGCTATGGCTGCGATGGACTTGCCCAGATCCGGGTAGTCCTGTGCCAGCTGTGCCAGCTCCTCCTGGCTGATGTCGTCAGGGTCAACATCGGGGTTGATCCCGTGCTTCTCCATCAGCGCCTGCAACTTATCCCGCTCCGCCTTGGCCTGCTGCGCCTGAGCCAGCTGCTCACGCAGTTGCTTGGTCTCGTTGCGCGCCTGCTCCAGCACCTCATACGGGATGGTGTGTTGACCGTTCTTGGCCATAACGACCTTTTCAGGTGCGCTGGCCTGTTCCTCAACCTGATTGGCTGCGGCTTGTTCGTTACCGGCTGCCACCTCGCCCGCCGACGGCGCGGGTTCTACGTCCGTTTGCTTGGTGCCAGTGCCATTGTCCAGCTCGACATCGGGCGCTTGCTCAATCTCGGCCAGCATGGCTTCCAGTTCGTCCAGGCTTTCAGTTCCGGTCAGGTTATCGATGGTTTTGCTCATGGTCGTCCTCGTGGGTTTTCAGTGGGTGGTATCGCTGCCCAAGCGGGGGAAGGCTCTCGGTGAAAGCGCTCCCCGGCTGGGGCTGGGCATAAAAAAGCCCGCACAAGGCGGGCAAGGGCTGTCGTCTATCGCTAGGGATTTGTTGCGCCACCGACTCGCGGCCCGCTCATTTCGTCAAGGTGGCACTTGAGCCGCCAGCCTTCCAGCTTCCACAGCTCTTGGCGGGCCTTGGCTTCGGCATCCTTGATGGCGTACTTGGCGCCAAGCTCTGCATTGAAGTTGGCCGGGTCGGCGCAGGCTGTCATGCCGATGGCAAGGGTAAAGCCGTTGGCGGCAATGGCGGTGGCCAGCGTGGTGGTGGTACCGGTAACAACCTGCACCTCATAGCGAACGCCACGCATCAGCGCCTCGATCTGGTCCGGAGTAACACGCGGCGCTGTCAGCCCAAGAGCCTCAATATCTCGCTCCATTTCGGCATCTTCTTCACTGGCACACACGGACGGCCATTCGATCATGAGGTATCCGCCCTCAAACACATCCTTCGGGCTGAATGACACATAGTCGTTCTCATACAGCACGATGTAGTCACCAACGTCAGGGGTGAAGCGGGCAACCATGTCCGGGGTGACCATGTAGGGGATGGTGATGCCGTCATAGAGCGGGTTGGTGATGTCGATCATGAAGTTGCCATGCTCGTCGCAGGGATGAACCTCTGAGATTACCGCAGCATGAACCTTCTTATGCGACTGGTACTCGGCCATCGCGTTACGGATGAGGATAATGCCGCCATCTTCGCTGAGGGCTGCCTCGAGTACACCTTTCAACTCAACACTGTCGGTCATGGCCTGCTCCAAATAAAAAACCCGGCGCTATGGCCGGGTCTGGAAATGAAAAAGCCCAATCTCGAAAGACTGGGCCATGATGGAGAAATCCTAACGCTGGGCGATTAGGAAAGCAACTATCAGAGCGCGATAGCGTCTATCTGCTGCTGGATGGTGTCCAATAGCTGGGCCTGCAGGGCTGCCTGCTCGGTCTGCATCGCCTGCTGCTGGGCTGCCAACTGCTCCATCTCCTGCAGTGTCTTGCCGGTCTGGGCCTGCTTGAGCGCATCCTCGAAGCGGATGGAGTCGGTCAGCTTGGCGATGCGCTGGGCCTCTGCCTGCCACTTGGCGGCCTTGCCTTCCAACTCTGCCAGCTTGGCCTGCATCTCGCGCATGGCAAGCTCCTGCTGCATCTGGGCCAGCTGGGCCTGTTGCTCTGCGGCGGCGCGCTCCTCCTCGCTCATCTCCTCCGGGCCCTTCTGGATATTGAGGGCATTGCGTATCCGCTCCACAAACTCCGCCTTGCGCGGCACATCCATCAGCTCAACCAGCAAATCGAAGCAGGCAGCGGCGGCCTCTGGCGGCAACTGGGACATGGCTTGCGTCATCCGCTCTGCCAGTTGCTGCTTGTACGCGGCGGTCTGCTGGATGGGTGCCAGGGCAATATGGGCTCGCAGCCGGGTCACATCGTTGGTCAGCTTGCCCCCTTCCTGCTCCACGTTAATCACCACAGCCTTGCGGCGGCGCGGGTCGTCGCGGTTGACGGTCACCTTGTAGTTGCGCTTGCTGGCCATATCCTCAAGCAGATAGGCCAGTGCCAGCTGCCCTACCTGCTGGCAGCCCATCCGGTAGTTGTCGTTGATCTCAGAGAGGGTGGTCGCGCCCTGCTCCACCAGATTGCTGATGGCAACGCCAGATTGGCCGGTCGAGCCCTGCCCCAAGAAGGCGGCATAAACCCCCATGGTATCCTGAATGAGCTTCACCGAGTCCTGCATCACCTGGAACTGCTGGGCCGCCACGTTGAAATCCTGCTCCACCTTGAAGGCGTCGCTCACACTGGTCTTGTTGGCGCGGTCAGGGTTGAGTTCGATATAGCCATCCGGGCGCTCTACCTGCTCCAGCACCTGATCCCGGCTCATGTTGGTGGCGTCCTTATCCATGATGACGCGCTTGGCCTGCAGCAAGAAGGTGAGTTTGATGCGGCGCAGATTCACCTCATCCTGTGCCGGCATGGCGCGGGCAATCAGGCCATAGGGCTCGCCGGTGCGGTCCTTGCGGTACCCCCAGAACGGCACCAGCGGATACATGTTGTGCGGGGCGGTGCAGGGGCGATCGACCAGATGATGGGGGCCGACGAACCACGACTCGCGGATCACGGCTACCGGACAGCGCTCCAGCCTGGCGCGACCGCTGGCAATGGCGGCGCGGTGCAGCTGGTTGCTCTTGTCAAACTCCAGCGCACGGCCAGAGTCGAGCATCAACACCTGACGCATAGTGTAGGTGCGGTAGTAGACCACCTGCAACAGGACGCGATCCCGCTCCCGGCTGCACCACTCAATCTCTTTGCCACTGAACTGGCTCCATTCGTCATAGGCGCTGACAAGGTTGGGGTCCAGTCCCTCGATAGAAGTCAGGCTGACCATGCCAGCCCAATCATTGACGCCCCATTCCAGCGCCTGAGCCTTGCTCGGGAACATGGTCTTGGCCTCATCCAGATCAACCCAACGGCGGCGCATCAGCCAGCGGCAGTCGCTGAGGTCAGGCTCCCGGCTGTGCCAATCCCAATACACCTCGTCACGGTGGACGCTGCTGAACTTGTAGCGTGGGCCGAACGGGTCACTGCGGCGGCTTACCTCCACCCAGCCCAAGCCGGTCTTGATCTGGCCGCCATATGCCTCGCCCCGGGCGCGATCCAGCCCACCCAAGCGGCACATGTCGGAATATTCGGCGTTCACGGCCTCGGCCAGCTGCTCGAGCTCGTCGTCGTGGTCATCAGCGACAACCATCAGATCGGTGCGGCTCTTGGCCTCCATCCCCAGCACGCCGTCAATAGTCGGGGCGATCAGGTTATGGATGGTGATGGGCTGGCCCCGCTCCTTGAGCACCTTGACCACCTCGGGCGGCAGCTGGTCGCCGTCGTAGTAGGCACAGGAACGATTGGCAAGGCTTCGCCAGTCTGGCTGGCCATTGATATCGCTCATCAGCGCGAGCAGCTTCTGCGTATCGAGACCGCCCTTCTCGGGGGCTTTTGGTTGTGAGTTGATCATCAGTTGGCCATCCAATGCTTGGGTTTACGGGGGGATTCGGGTTTGACGATGCGGGCAGGCATGCGGGCGCGCATCTCTTGGGCAATCATGTAGCTCATCAGTTGGTCGTCGTAGCAGCCTTCCTGGGCGTTCATGCTGCCGGATTTGTCGTAGACGTAGGTGGTTGCTTCGGAAATGGTGCCTATCCAGCGGATTCCGGCCTGACCGGCACGCAGCAGGGCCTTGAGACCATCCACCACGATCGGCTTGGATTGGCGGGTGGTCAGCCAGCCTAGGCGCTGGGTCTCATCATCCCGATCCCGGTCGATATACTCCTGTGTGTAGATGCGGCGGGTAGGGTAGAGCTCGCGCAGCTTGAGCAGGACGGCGTGGCCGTGGTTGTTACGCTCCGGGCCGATATAGGCGGGGCCATGCTCTGCGGTGCCGTAGAACTTGCCGACATGGGCCAGCAGCTGGGCAAAGAGACCGGGATCCAGATGACCAAACCAGTGGGCCACCTGACGCCCGTCACTCTTGGCGATCACATCAAAGCTGGAGCGGTCGCCGTGCTCGAGACCTTCCGCCACATCGGCGCCAATGGCGTAATCCTCATCGGGATCGGGCAACTCCCACACCAACAGCATGTTTTCGAGGGAGCGCTGGCCCTGCTCGTCCAGTTTGTCCGGCTTGCGGGCCTTCTCGCGCTTGCCGGTAACGGGGTCCATGTCATAGACGATGAGAGGCGGCATGCAGTCGCCCTCTGCCTCCATGGTGGCGATGGGGTCGAATACCCTACGGCCAGAGGTCAGGAACGCTTCCAGTGGCGTGCTGGGGAACTCCTGCTTCATCTCTGCGCCCAAGGTGGACTCTTTCAGCACGTACCACTGACGCTGCTCGTCGCTGATGGTGCAGCCCATGGCTTTCTCAACCGCGGCGAAGTATTCGAGTTGGGCTTTGCTTGCCACCACGCCTGACGCTGGAACGTCGGCGCGATACTTGGGATCTTGCCACCAGGCGAAGAAGTGGAACTTCCAATCCAGCTTACTGAGCTCACCGGATGCCCTGGCCAGCTCGAGGGACTTCATGCTCATGGCGTGGAAGTCGCCGCCCACACCTTCGGCGGTGGACTCAATAAAGGCCACGGCACCCGGGTGGATAGCCTGCAGGGTACCGGTACGCACCTCCTTGGCCTTCTCCGGGTACTTGGCGCAGATCTTGCCGTGCTCTGACACATGCAGGCGCTGGACAGTACCAGAGCGGAAAGAGGTGGCCACCTGAATGCTGGAGCCGTGCCGGAACAGGATATGACCGCCATTAGCCCCGCCGCGCCGGGTCACCACCTTGAACTGAGCCTTGATCCAGCCTGGCAGGTTATCGAACGGCACCTCAATCTTGGTGCGGTAGATTTCCCCTGCTGCCGTCAGATCCTGGGCGATGATCCCGCACTTGAGGTTGTCGTTGAACAGCGCCTCATCCAGCAGGTAGATATCGATAGCGGTGGAGAACCCGAGCTGACGCGCCTTGAGGATGATGTTCAGCCACCACATGGTTTTGAACAGGAGCTCCTGCGCTGGGCGCAGCCGGAAGCGCACCAGCTGGCCCTGCTCGTTCTCGATCATGTAGAGGTTGTTCATCCGCCACCACTTATCGCTGAGCTTTTCGCGGATACCCGCAATCTGCTCCTGCTCAGTCATGGCGGAGATATCGAGTTCGGTCATTGTCACGACATCAACCCCCCGGTGCCCATCTTGCGGAGCTCCGAGAGCATCTCACTCACTGGGGTGGTATCGCTGCCGCCATCCTTCTCCAGCCGATCGGCTTCGGCCGTCAACTTGCGGGTGGCCGCCTTGATGCGCTTGGTGTCTTCCTCAATCTTCGGCACGCTCACCTCGTCGATGCGCAAGGCGCTCAGGGTCCGCTCGATGGACTCAATCCGCTGGATGTTGCGGTCTAGGGCCTGCTCTGCTTTCAGGATCTTGTCGTAAAGCGCTATCCGGTCGGTCATCTCGGTGGCAGTGACCAGGTCCTGCTGCAGCCCCTTGAGCAGCTTGGTGACGGAGATGACGCGAGCCCGGGTGAAGTCCAGCTCGTCGCGCAGTTGCAACTCGCGGGCCTGGTCGAACAGCTCAGGCGAATCGAGGAACTGGGCATAACCGCCGTGGGTCAGCGCGGGCCGATCGCCTGGCTTCCACTTTGCGACAGGGCTCGGGTTGCCGGGGTTGCCGACGGACTCACGATTGCCCACGCCAAAGCGGCCATCTGGCTGGCGTCCCGATTTTCTTTTCGGGGTTTGGCCTGAGTCGTCAGGGGTTTGTGTGGATGATGATGACCTTTCCCCTCTTCCCTCTCCCCTCTTGGCCTTGCCTTCATTCCCCTTGGGTTGCGCACTTTGCGCAGATTGCGCAGTTTTGCGCACTTCGAATTGCGCAGATTGCGCAGCTACGCGAGATTTTTCAGGTTGTGCAGGGGGTTGCCCCCGAGATTTCAAATAGCGACGCGCCGAGTTGTAGTTCAGGCCGCGGCTGTCACACCAGTCTTTTGCACTGATGCCGGTCGCTTCGTGCTCCTGCAGGAATTCTGCATTGAGCTGTGCCCAGTCGGTCTTTGCCATTTAGAGAGATAGCTCGCCTTCGACAACGGTGTCGCCGGGTACGGGCTGATGGGTTGCCGGTACCACTACGGAAACGCCGGTATTGAGAACAACCAGGGCATGACTGCCGTCATACTCCTTCACATGAGTGATAACCCCGGTCACGGTAACGCCATTAACCACCGCATCGCTCCAGTGCATCGAGATAGTCCAGTAGGTCTGCCGTTGATTCCCCAGAAAGACAAACCCCGCCGTTATTGGCGGGGCTCCATGTCAGCCTGGGAGTGGGTGGCGGGCAGTTTGCCGTTTGGCTTGGCGTCGTCTGGCAGCTGGCCAGAAGCAGCACCGAAGCGAGCAGCAAAGCGCCCTTGTGGGTCACTATGGTTTTGGTCATAGCTTTCCTGCACCTCCCTTGCCCGTTCCTGCTTAAGCCAACGGCCCAGAAGGGCCGTTAGAATGTCGAGCAGTTGGAGCAAGCTGTTCATGTTATTGCTTCCGGGCTTTATCAGCCGGCAGGTTCATGGCCAGCTTATCCAGCACCTTGATGAGACCGACCAGGAAGGCGTCTACCTTCCCGATAATCTCATCATCCCGGGTGGACGGGGTGACGGCCGCAATCTTGGCCAGCCCCTGAACCACAAGGGACGCCCCCCCTACCACGGCCATCAGGATGACAATCCAGTTGATGACCACCTCAACGATGTGCTCCATATCTACCTCACAGGTTACAAACCCGGCTCAGCCAGCCGTAGGCATTGGCCTCCTGCGACTCCTGACGCTCAGCCAGTGTGATGCAGTGGGCAATTCGAAGGGAGTTCACAGCCTCGGCCAGCAGGCGCTTGCCACCGGCACCGCGCGCCTTGATGTAACTCTCCAGCGCAGAAAGAGAACGAGGACCTATGGCCCCGTCTGCTTTCACGTCCGGATAGAGCTTTTGTCGATCGTTCAACACATTCAGCAGACGCTGGAGGTCTTTTGCTGCCCGCCCCGGGCCAGAGTTGACCCCATAGTCAAACAGGTAGGTGGCCAGATCAGCATCAATCACCTCAATGGATGAGAGGCGCATCTGGTTCCAGTAAGAGGTGTAGACCTTTACCGCCTCAGCCTTTGGGTAGTCGCGCATATGGCCGGTGTAGCCGAACTGGCGAGCAGTGGCTTGAGTCACCCCCCAGCGAGTCGGGCCACCGCGGTCCTCTGCGCGGTCAGTGAACTTGTCACCCCCCTCACGCTGGATCACCTCATCAATAACCTGCAGGCGAATACTCATTACCCTTTCCCCCCAGTCATCCAGCCGGTCGCCCGGCGTTCGTAAAGCTCAAGGGCCTTCGACCCCATCAGTCCAGCCAGACCGGCCATAAAGCCACACAGCGGCAGCGGCGCGGCGATATACCAGCTCAGCAGCATGGTCAGCATCCCGGCGAAGCCAGACACCACCACCTGCAAAGCCGCCTCAGCCCAGCGGAACTTCCTCCCTTCCCGCTTTACGGTCTGTATGTAGGTCACCAACCCGCCCCAAACACTCAGCCCACCGAACGCCAGGTAGGCCAGCATTGAGTAATTCTGCGGATCCTTGTCAGGCGTCATGGCCCCTCCAGAAACGACAAAGCCCGCACGATGGCGGGCCGGAAAATGAAAAGGCCAGAGTCCCGGGGGAATCTGGCCATCTTTGATAGATACTAACGCCGGGGAGGGGTGGATTCAATCACTGCGTCTATTCATGGGGTTGCGCCTGCTCGGCGGCGAACTCTCCGCACCTAAGCCGCCCGCATCTCCCTCACCTGCCGATCCATGATCTTTGACAGGTCTGACGCTTGGTGGATCACGCCATCAACCAGTTGTTCGACACACCGGCGCATTTCCTGCCCGAACCGACGCGACACCAACTCTACGTGCGGCACGACCCGGCCAGTGCCGTGGCATTTGGGGCACTCGTCACCTTTGCGGGGGCGGATACCGGTCCCTTTGCAGTGCGGGCAGCGGCCGGATTGCATCATCTCGGCGACGCAGTGGTCGCGTGCCAACTGCAGGATCTCGTTACGCTCGGCCAGAAGGCGCTGGTACTCGTGGTCATTGCCACCGCGGTGAGCTCGCTTGGCCTTCTCCATCACCACGGCGGCCCGGCGGCGCTCCTTGTCATAGTGCGGGTGAGACAGTACCAGTTGATCAAGCTGCTCTGGCAGCGGGCGGCGCAGCAGGATAGCCATGGCCATGCCACCGGCATCGCTGCTGCCAAGAGTGGTGCAGAAGTGGGCCAGCAGCCCCTGAATCGCCCCCTCATCACTTAGGTGATCGGCCATCAGGAACTGGAGCCCCTGGGGGTTGTTCTTTGCAGCAACCTGCAGGGCGCCGATAAACTCGTCCCGGCCCAGAGCATTGAACTGCCTGCCGGCGGCGGGCTCATGGAGCGCCCCCTTCGGCGAGAATAGGCGCAGAGCCATTTCGATAGAGTTGGTCATGGTTTGGTCCTCTGGCCTGGGTCCTGATTGAAAGCGGCGAGCAGCCAGGCACGCAACTGGCCGGATTTGATGTGTTCCGGGGTAACTTCCAGCACGGTCCACCCGAGCAAGGTGGCCTCGTTCATCTTGGCCCGGTCCTCTACGAACCCCCTCCCCCGGGTGTGCCGGCCACCGGAGTGGATCCCGCCGTGGACCTCAAGGGCGATCATGCGAGTGGGCCAGGCGTAGTCGAAGCGCCATTTGCGCTTGGGGTGAAACAACAGCTCGGTGGCGGGGTCAGGAAGGCCGACCAGTTGGCTCAGCACCTTGTCGTGCAGAGAAGTGACCTGCTGGGCTTTCTTGACCTTGTTCACCACGGCCTTGGCTTTCGGGTTGTTGCCGAGCAGGCGGGCTGCCTCTATGGCGGATAGGCGGATCATGCTGCCCCCTTCACACTAACAAGCCCACGCACCACCCAGCTGTGCAACTGACGGGTCAGGGCGCTATAGGTTACCTCTTCACGCTCCCCGGGCTGCCAGTCGTAGGCAATACGGCCATCAATGGCGTCATGGCAAGCGCAGCACGCCTCCACAGCCACCAAATCATCCCCCTTGAGCGCCATTCCATGCGGAGCGCTTGGTAGGTGTGCCAGCACAGTGGTTTCAGTGCCACCGATGCAGACCCCGGCAAGCTGGATCTTGCAGAGCTGGCCGCGAGCGCCATCGCGCAGGTCGCCGGATCGGATTGGGCTGGTCTCGAATCTCATCCGGCGAACCCCATCAGTTGGGAGCAGGCATTCTCAGCCTCCTCCTCGGTGGCAAACTGCTTGCTCAGCACATAGCGCCAGCAGACCCCGAACACAGCCCGGTACAGGTCGGAGAACTCCGCCTGATCCATCTTGGCGAAGCTGACGCTCTTGGCCTCCTTGCGCATGCCGCCATCCGGCAGCATCACCACGGTGTAATAACCGGCCTCGACGGTGAGCCACTTGCGCATCACCTCAAACGACTTCTCAGCCTGGGGACCGTGGCGCTCGGTACGACTGCTGGCTAGCTGGTCGATAAACTCATCCTTGGCCTTGTCCAACACGCCGCCTGCGCCGAACTGAGCGAGGTAGCGAACGAATCGGGACAGGATCCCCTGCTCTGCTGGCGAGACCATGCCGCCAGTTGGCTCCCAGTAATCGAAAGTCAGGTTGAGCAGGGCGAAGAAACGGCGATGAAACGCCAGGTTGCGGCGCCCCTTGCCCTTGGCCAGGATGGTGGTACCGATCGGCATCAGCTTGATGGCTTCGGCATCGGCCGGAGTGGACGGGGCAAGTACCCCGCCGGACATTTTCAGAAGGGTGAGTTCCATCCTCACCCCCGCTTGGACTTGTTGCGGCGCTTGGCGGCGGCACGCTGACGCTGTGCAGCCCGGTCATTGCGCGGGTTGGCGATGCAGAAGCCATGGCCAGGCTTGAAATCAAGCGGGTTGAACCAGGGCGATTGGGCAGCAGTGGCGGCCAGAACGGCTGCGATAGCGTGGGTGAATCTCATGCTGCCACCGCCTTAGCCGCTACGGCCTCGGTGGTAGGGAACGGGGTCAGGTGGTAATGCCACACCTGCTTGCCGTCGATGTTCTGGTTGCTGGAGTGCTTCTCCCAGCCGTGGCAGCAGACTTCGCGCAGGCGGGCGCTGATGGCGGCCTGGGTGTCGGCGTGGCCGTAGCGGCTCCAGCACTCGCGCTCGATATCGCGCAGGGTGCGGGGCTTGCCGTCGCTCATGATGGATATCACGCGCCCCAACTGGGTCGCGATGGATAGATCTCGGGTATGCGGCTTGGTCATGGTCTAGGTCCTTTGGTTAAACAGCCGGGTGGTCTAGGTCCGGCACTGGCAATGGTACGGCGCGGTACCCCTTGTGTCACTGGTTGGCAAGGCCCTCCACTACGAAGTTATCCACAGCTCCAAACGAAGCATCACACCGCAACACCAGCACTGGCGCGGCTCTCAGCCGTGCAGCCTCCTCCGCCACTCGCTCCGGCGTCGTGCTTTGCACCAGCCAATGCCCTGCGCCACGCTGCTGGTCGGTGTGACCCAGCGCATCGATCTCGTCGGCCACCTCGAGCTGCATCCGTTCCCCACACCAGCCCCGCACAGCGGAGTAGATCACCACCCGGCAGAACTTCGCAGCCACGACCGCGGCACTCACATCAGGATTGAACATTGGCCAGCCCTCCCCGCTTGAACAGTGCCTTCAGGCTCTCCACGCCTCGCTGGCCGGTCTGCTGGTAAAACTCGGGGCTGTGCTGGATCTGCTCCCTGGTCGGCAGCCCCTTGCGCACCTGGGCCCCCAGGTCCTCCCCGGCGACAACACGACGAAGCAACTGCGCGTAGGCCTGCTCGAACACAGGGCGGTAGGCGTCAAGGCTCAACGTCTGGCGCTCCCAGCTCGTCGCCTTGGCCGCAAGTTCCACCGCAGGATGGGTAAACCGGCGGGTTCGCACTTCGACCAGTGCTGTATCCAGCGTCGGCAGCCCCAGCGACTCCGGTGTGATCTGGCACCACCGGATAAACCTGCTGGTGCTCGGAAACCACTCTCCACCCTGGCTGCGAGCAGTGCGCATTCCCTGGCTCAGCTGATCACGGCTGGTGCAGTTGGCCTCGACCAGCGCCACGGTCCACTCTCGCAACGCCCTGGCTTGCATCTCGGGATTGGGGAAAGCCCGCTGCCAAGCAGGAAAGATCACCTTGAGCTGCTCGAACAGCTTGGCGACCACCTGGGTATCCTGCTCGGTTACCACTGCAGCCACCGGGCGAACCGGCACGGTCGGCAGCTCGCTCGGCATGCTGGCCAGGACCTCACTCAACGGTTTCATGGTCATCAGTACCCCTCCTGAATCAACTGGTTGAGCTTGTCTGCGGTCATGGTCTTGGTCAGATCCCACTCGTCGCCGCGCGCTGGCTGGCGCACCACCCCGGCACGTTTGGCGGTGAGCTTGTCCCACTGCTTGCGCAGAGTCTTGGGGCACAGCACGTTGGCTGACCAGAACGGGTCGAGGTTGGCCCACTTGAACAGCGAGCAGATTTCGTGATGGGTGTACCCCAGTTGGGTGCGCATCAGGCGGATATCGTTCGCCCACTGCGCCCAGTTGGGGGCCTTGGCCGTCGGGTTCACCACGAGCACCTTGCCGTGGATGAACTCGGCTGCGGTCAGGTCGTCCTGAGTTCCCCAGAATTTTCCACTAGGGGTCTGGATGGCGGCATCGGGTCGGACCTTCTCGGCGGGAGGAGAAACCGACTCATCGCCCCCAGCGTCGGGGAGCGCGTCAGCGTTCTTCGACGAAGAGATCTTTATCTGTTCTTTTCTTTTGTAGTTTTCTTTTGTTGTGGACGGATTTCCGTGATTCGAATCTCGGATTTCCGTGATTTTATTCACGGATTTCCGTGATGCTTTCACGGATTTCCGTGATGCTTTCACGGATTTCCGTGCGGCATCTCTGGACTCAATTTTGTCCGAAATCCATTCAGAAATGACCTTGTTTACCGCCACCATGAAGAAGATGCCACTCCCCCGCTCTATCTTCAGGATGTTGCGCTTCTCCAGCTCCACCACCGCATCCTTGATGCGATTACTATGAAGGCCTGTCAGCTCAGCCAGATAACCGGTATGAACGCGATCCTTCGCCTTGCGGTAGCCATAGGTTTGACGGATTACCGCCATTACCACCTGACTCTGCGTGCCGCTCATTTTGGTGCGCATCAGCGCATCCAACAGCTCATTGGCAACACGGGTGAACCCATCATCAAGATCTGCGACCACACGGGCCTCCTTCTGAGGGGGGTTATGTGGGGCACTGGGCCCCGGGAATTTGATAACGGTGTTCATGCTGCCTCCACCAGTGCCTGAATGATCCGCTTTCCAGCCAGTGGCGGCACAGCGTTGCCAGCCATGTGAACAGTAAGCCGGTGGTTGTCTGGACGCTTGATATCGCGCGGGAAGCTCATTGCCAGCAGGTTCTCTTCTGCCGTGAGCATCCGCATACGGTCGCCGTCCACGACAGCCCAGCGATCGCGGGTGGTGATGGTGCCGATCGGGCGCTCAATGCTTCGCCCTGTGCGGGTGTTGCCGTAGTAGCTCATCACGAACCGGTCTCCGTGTACTGCTCTACCGTTGGCAACCCGCTCCAGCGTCGCTTCTGCTCGCCCAGGCTTGGCTATCGGTGACCAGCGACCGGCGTTGAAGTCAATGAACTGCGACGCCGGGACATGCTCCATCTTCGGCAGGTTCAGGATTAATGGGTTTGCTGAGCGGGTGCAGACGATAAACATGCGGATCCGCTCTTGTGGCACCCCGAGATCGGCGCAATTGACCACATGCGGCGCCAAGGAATAACCCAGCGCCTGCATGGCTGCCGCCCATGCCGGATACAGCGACCAATCAAGGAACTCAGGAACGTTCTCGACGATGGCGGCTTGCGGCCGGTGAAACTCGAGAGCAGACACCACAGCCCACGCCGTTGAGCGACTGGCGTCGTGCTGCGGGTTTCCATTTGCCTTGCCGCGAGCTTTGCTGTGCCCCTGGCAGCATGGCGAGGCGAGTAACAGGTCATGGCTCGGTACCTGCGTCCAGTCAGCTTGGTGCAGGTCTTGGCAGATATGCTGGGTGTCTGGGTGGTTTTCACTATGCCAGTGCACAGCTTCCTGCCAGTGATTGGCAGCCCAAAGTACTTCGCAACCGGCCATAACGGCGCCGGTAGACCAGCCACCAAGGCCAGCAAAAAGGTCGATTGCTTTCATGCCGCCACCTCCTGCTCGGTGTAGGCGCAAGCCGGGCACTCAAAGGCGCGGTCATCGTTACCGGATTGCAGTTCACCGCCGCACAGTGGGCAGTGGTTGAGGTCGTTCAGCAAGGGGTGGCCCCCATGGGCCATGGTTGAATTGGTCATTGTTGGGTCCTGTGGTGTTTAAGCTGCCCGCTGGTGAGGCGGGCAGGTACTGCCTATGCGCTGGGTTGTGCCTCGGCACGTTCAAGGGTGCGGGCTTCGAGCTCGCGGGCCAGGCGAACGGCTTGGCGGTCGGTACCGGCGGCGTGCGCGGTCGAGATCAGAGGCTCGTCGAGGGCTAAGGCCAGCTCGTGCATGACGGCCTTCAAGACGATGTTGTCGCGATCGCTGACGTGCTGGGATGCCGGGCGCGGCGGACGGAGTTGCATGGTCATGGGGTTACCTCCCGAGAACGAAGTTGATGAGTTTTTGAAGGGGGCGCAGTGGGCGCTCCTCGTTATAGGCGGCCTCGTCTTCCTGGCTGAACTGGAGCAGGCCGCGCTCGGGCAGGCCGGAGCCCTCCAGGATCTCCTCGACGGTCACGGGCGGAAATCCCTGCTCGAGCAGGCTCCGATTGGCCCGTTTGACGGCCCTCGCCAGGATCTGGGGTTCGTGCTGAGATATGGCCTTGAGCAGGATCAGCAGCGAGGTGCGGGCAAATGCGGTTTCAGTCATGCCACACTCGGCGCCGACTTCCTGCCATACCTGGCGCTGAGCTGGGGTGCCGCGCACCCGCAGCGGGGAGCGGGTGCTCATATTTTCATGATCGGGGAGCGATACTCTTCCCATGGGGTTGGTCCTCTATGTTGGGTGGAAAAGCTGGCCGGTGGTCAGGCGGCCTGCTGGGTAGAATGGTCTTGCTCCTTGAGCAGGGGGTAATCCTCCAGGCCCAGCCGCAGCTCGCCGTTGCTGGCGATGACAAAGCTGACTGCATGCTGGGCAGGAATCACCTCCCCCCACTTCACGGCAAGACTGCGGGAAATACCGATCGCTTTCATGGCGCGGGCCATATTGCCGAAATAGCCGATTACTTCATGTTTCTTCATTGGTCTGGGTCCTGTGCATGGTGACATGCAAATGATGTCCTCTATAGAGAACGATGTCAATCTTCATCGTCTCCCAAAGTGATCAGCCAAGGAATTACAATTTAGTCTCTAAAGAGAACAAGAGGTTATTGATGAAAACTTTCGGGCAACGCCTTGAGGAAAAGCTGCAAGAGTTGGGCATCAGCATGTCTGAGCTTGCGCGCCGTACCGGCTTATCCAAGAGCGTGATTAGCAACACCATCAATAACCCGAATCGTGAAATGCGAGTGTCATCCCTGATTTCCATTGCCAGGGTGCTGAAGGTTGATCCCATATGGCTATACACCGGCCGCAGCAGTGGTGATCTGCTGAACGACATTCAGTTCAATTCGGATAAAGTGCCGGTCTGGACCTTGGATGACGTGGGGAACCTGGCAACAGATATGCTGCCGAACATGAATAGCGGGCGGTATGTGGTGGCAGAGAACCAAAGCCACAGCATTGCCATCGAGGCCACAAACGATCACCTATCAAAATCAGGCATTGTGGCCGGTGACATCTGCATCTTCAGCTTGGCTGACCGCACTCCAGAGGAGGGTGCTGTAATGCTGATCAGGCTCGAAAAGAATGATCAAGCGCGGCTGCTAAGGGCAATGTCGGGGATTGATGGATGGGTTTACGGTGTAGACGATCCAAGGCTTGGCACGGTCACATCCAGTGAGGCTATCGTGCTTGGCAAGTTGTCAGAACTGAGGCGCAACGAGATCAAGTAACCCCCCTCTCCTCTCCCTCCCCTTAACCCGCTTCGGCGGGTTTTTTGTTGCTCAAAAAAAATATCGTTTATTTTAGAGATCGATGTTGACCGCTCGTTCACTAAAGATTACGATTCCCTCATCGTCCTCTTGAGAGAACGACCAAGACCAAAACAACAAGGGGCAGCGTGGAAGGCGGCCAATCGTGGTGAAGGTCTTGGGAAACCTCCCGCTCTGGCGGAGTAAAAGGCCAGAACACAACTGCATTGGCACTGCGCGACCAGACGCGAAACTGGCACGGAGTGTATAGGCGAAAGGAAGCTCAAGTGACCGAGGCTCTCGTGGAGTTGGTACGCCGTACGACACCAAGCCCGAATGAATATCGGAGCCTGCTTCTCAATCAGTGCCAATGACAGTTGTGGTGAATGCGCAGGCTGATGCGACGCCCAGCGGTGCAGTTCAAAACCATGAGGGTCTTCCTCGAAAACAGAATATGCCGGGATCAGCTCCGGCCACCACACAGAACTTAGACACCCGGCAACAGGACCCAGCCCCAACCAGGGCAGCAGTGAAGCGCCTGACCAGCGCGTAAGAACGACAAAGCCCCGCACAGGGCGGGGCTTTGACGGACCAGGGAACCACCCCCAGTCATTGCGCCGGGGGACCAACCCCAGCAACAGGACCCAGCATGAATATGAATAGTCAGGTGGGTATTAGCGAGGACCAACTCGCCAACAGGAGTGAATGTACCATGACCAGACGCCTTTTTTCCAGAGCCGCGAAACGCGCCGACCAGATCGTTGCCGCCATCGCCGACCGCCTGAACGGCAACGCCGCCCGCCGCCGAGCCATCAAGCAACGCTTGACGGTTGCCATGATGGCCACCGAGCGGCACCAGCTCGTCGCCGCCCGCACCGCCCAGTCTGCCAAGGTGCGCACCCTGACCGCCATGAAATGCCGCGCCCTCCTCCACTGGCGCGCCGAGTTCCACCGCAACGCCGTCTGACCCGGGCCTGGCGCTTCCCTCATAGCGCCGTAGCCAAGACGCATTTAATAGACACCGCGAGTGTGTCTTGGCTTCTTGCAACCTGAATTCAGCGTTGCACCGCTCTTTAACAACTAGGAACCGGCTCACAACCACGAATCCCGATGCCGGTAGGGATGCGCCGATACCCCGTTCAAACCGGAAAGCGGCGCGTGAACGTGAAGGAGTTTTTCACCAAGACCATGAGCCTCTTGGCTCTCAATAACGAGGACCCACCATGTTTGGAAAAATGTTTGGCAAGAAAGCAAGTGCGGCCAAGGCCGAAATCAAGAAGTTTGAAAACCGCGACCTGATGGAAGCGATGGTTGGTGGTTGCGCCCTGGTGGCATTTGCTGATGGCGAATGCGAACAGGAGGAGGTCAAGAAGATTGACGAGCTGCTGCGCACCAGCAAGGCACTCGAAGGCTTCGGGGCTGAAATCACCACCACCCTGAACCGCTTCTGCGAACGCCTCACCGCCAGCTACCGCGCCGGCCGCATCGAGATCCTGCGGGAAATCGAAGAGATCAAGGGTGACCAGCGCGAGAAAGAAGATGTGCTGATCGCAATGCTCACGGTCGCCGAAGCGGATGGCGAGATCGAAGAGGCTGAGCGCAAAGAGCTGGACGTGGTAGCGCAGCGTCTGGGGATGCGCCTGGACGATTTCCTCTGATGGCGCGAGGCCGCTGGTTAGCAGCCGGGGCCTTCCTGCTGCTGTCTGTGGGCGTGGACTTCAGTTCGCGCCTCCTCTCCATGGCTGCTGATGCGATGTTGGTTGGGGTGGCTGTCGCCATCACCTGGCCGCTCATCAAACGCAAGTCATAACACCCGGGGCCTGGCAACAGGCCCCATCCGAAGGCGGCTCCGGTAATGCCGTGGCCGCCTTCGGATAACCACCACAGGACCCAGACCATGAAGCCACTGACCGAGGCCCAGCTGATGGGCTTTCGCGGCGCGATGGTGCCACCCACCCGCCGCAAGTACCACGTAGACGCCGCCCCATCCGCCGAACAGGCGCGAATGGCCCGCAACAAAGCCTCTGCCCGCCGCGCCATCGAGAAGTATCACGAAGCGCTCGCCCTCCGTCGTGAAATGGAGATGTAGCCATGACCAACGAAACCGCCCTGCTCGCCTTGCTCGAGAGTCAGGAGGCCGAGGCCAACGCCAAGGCCGAGTGGATCGCCGAGTGGAGCGAAGAGAACCTGGCGCTGTTGCTGGCCGGCCAGCTCGAAACTGACTTATCGACCCTGCTGGCCGAGGTGAACCACGACCAGGGCCTGCAGCTCAACCAGGCGATGTTCCTGCTGATGACCGAGGGCGAGCCCGCCCCGCTGATGCAGCTCACCAAGCAGTTGATGGACGCCGCCCTAGCCGACCTGGCCCTTAACCATCCCCTCATATGAGCGAGGCGTGGCGCGGCTTCTGAGGTATGATCGCCATCCTTGACCAGCTAATACCCAACAGACTATCCCCATGTTTAACCACGAACTAATCCTCAACCACATCGACGATATATTTGGACAGGACATGCATGCTAAGCGTGTTCTTTCCCTCGCCAATGCTACCCTCGGGGTTATCGAGTCAGGTTCACTGGCCATCCACGCCATCGGTAGTGGCCTCTCCTTGGCCAACGGTCTCGAACGTAAACATGCGGTTAAACAGGTGGATCGCCTGCTCACTAACACCAAGCTCAATGTCTGGAGCCTCTTTGACGATTGGGTGCCCTATGTGGTCGGTGAACGTACCGAGATCGTAGTCTCCATGGACTGGACCGAATTCGATGCCGATGATCACAGTACCTTGGTTATCAGCCTGCAAACCAACCACGGTCGCAGTACTCCGCTGCTGTGGAAAACCCATCGGAAATCGTTGCTCAAAGGGCAACGCAATGCCCATGAGAAAGAGCTGCTCACCAAGCTCAAGCAGACGTTGCCAGAGGGTATCTTCGTGACGGTAGTAGCTGACCGCGGCTTTGGTTACATGGAGCTGTTCGAACGCCTGGAGCAAGAGCTAGGCTTTGCTTATCTCATTAGATTTAAAGGAAATGTTTTGGTTGGTTACCCTGGTGTAGAGCAGGTTCCAGCTCGGGACTGGCTAACGCCGACCGGGCGCACCCGAACCCTCAAAGCGGTGGAGCTAACTGGGCAGCGACAGCCTGTCGAACGGGTCTATTGTTGTCATAAGAGTGGCATGAAAGACGCGTGGTTTCTGGCCAGTAACCGGACCGACCTGAGCGCCGCCAAGGCGTTGCAACTATACGGCCAGCGCTGGGGTATCGAGACCAGTTTTCGTGATATCAAAGATTACAAATTCGGCATGGGTATGGGAGATGTGCACATCAGTAATCCGGTCCGGCGCGACCGACTGTTTTTATTCAGTGCCCTTGCCATCGTCTTGCTGACGCTGCTGGGTAAGGCTGGAGACAGTGTCGGTCTAGAGAGAACGATCAAGGTCAATACCAGCAAGAGCCGAACCTATTCGTTCTTTCGGCAAGGGGTCATCTATTACCAGTTGCTACCTAAAATGAAAGAAGCCAATGCGGTCTTGTTGATGGATAAATTTATCTACTACCTGAAGCAACACCGCTTATATACCCGCACACTTGGAATTATTTGAGTCTCTAAAAATGAGGGGATCTCTGAGGACCTGGCCAAGGAAGCATGGGGTTATCACCTCGCCGCCCTGCACGATGCCATGAGCGACGAGCAGTGGGATCAGTACCAGCACAGGAGCGCAGCATGAATGATGAACAGGGGGCGTTTGAACTCTGGCTTGCTGATAAATGCCCAAGCGGAGACGTAGAGAGTGTTCAACAACAATGGCTAGGCAGCGTTGAGCGGCACGATTTTGCTGCAAGAAACTATGACGCTCTCGTTAATCAGCGCGACGAGCTGCTGGCGGCATTAGAAGAAGCCCGTACCGGCCTGACTTGGTACCAAGATGCCTACCCCGAGGCAGCGAACGGCAGCGATGATGAGGCCATGACCCGCATCGATATAGCGATAGCCAATGCCAAAGGCGGTGCAGCATGAACGTCATCGCCGACACCTCTGTCGCGCACCCGCTGGGTCGGGTGTTCGGCCTCTCCAACGAGGAGTATCACGCTGGCCCCGGGGTCAGCAAAAGCCAGCTCGACCAGATCGCCGAGAGCCCGGCCACCTACATCTGGGCCAAGAATGCCCCCGTTGATGAAGAGAAGCTCAAGGCCTTCGACATGGGCAGTGCCATCCACTGCCTGCTGCTCGAGCCGGACGAGTTCAAAGACCGCTTCATCATCGCCCCACCGTTTAACCGCCGCACCAACGCTGGCAAGGCAGATGAGGCCGAGTTTCTGGCCGGCTGCGCCGAGCTGGGCAAGACGGTGATGGATGCCGAAGAGGGGCGCAAGCTGTACCTGATGCGCGACAGCGTGATGGCACACCCGGATGCTCGCTGGCTGCTGGAGCAGGAAGGGCACAGTGAAGCCTCCTTCTACTGGATTGACCCAGAGACCGAGGAGCTGTGCCGGATCCGCCCCGACCGCCACCTGAGCAATCACCCCATCATGATCGACGTGAAGTCGGTGGACGATATGGGGCGCTTCGAGCGCCATGTCGAGGACTTCCGCTACCACGTGCAGGATGCCATGTACTCCGAAGGCTTCCACCGGGTGATGGGCGAGGAGCCGGAATTCGTCTTTCTGGCTGTCAGCACCAGCGTGAACTGTGGCCGCTACCCGGTGCGGGTGCGCCCCCTGACGGATGACTGGAAGGATGCGGGCAAGGACCTGTTCCGCCGCGACCTCCATCGCTTCCACGACTGCCGGGTCAACAACGACTGGCACGACTTCAAACCCCTCCAGCGCCCAGCCTGGGCGACAAGGAAAGCAGCATGAACGACGTATCAAACGTAGAGACTTTGGTGCCATTAGAGGGCAGCTCTGGCCACTTCTTCGCAATGATTGCACCCCAGCTTCGCAGCCAGGGCATTGAGGCCCTTCTGCCGTCAGGCGTGAGCTTTGAGGCTTTTGTGCGGGCCGCCGCCACTGCCATGGCACAGAACCCAGAGTTGGCAAACGCCGACCAAAAGTCAGTCATCCAGTCCCTTATCCGGTGTGCGACACACGGGCTTGTGCCGGACAACCGAGAGGCGGCACTGGTCACCTTCAAGGAGAAGCAAGGCACCAACTTCGTCCTCAAAGCGCAGTACATCCCCATGGTTGACGGCGTGCTAAAGCGCGCCCGCATGAGCGGTCAGATTGCCGTCATTGCCGCCAAAGCCGTGTTTGATGGCGACGCCTTCGATTACTGGATGGACGAACAAGGTGAACACATCAACTACCGCCCCACCTTCAAAGGCCGGGGCGAGTTCTCACTGGCTTTCGCTTTTGCCAAGCTGCACTCAGGCGAATTGATTGTCGAGGTCATGCCAAAAGAAGATATCGAGCGCGTCAAAAGTGCCAGTAAGACCGGTAATAGCGAATACGGGGCTTGGGCCAAGTGGTACGACAGGATGGCGGTAAAAAGCGTCCTACATCGCCTCGCCCGACGTCTCCCGTCCGCATCAGAACTGGTTACCTTGCTGGAGTCTGGCGATGAGTTCGACTTCTCGCGGCAGCCAGAGAAACCCATCCCAAAACAAGGCGGCAGCCGCGCCCTGGATGCCATCCGCAGCCAGAGCACCGAATCGGTCACCCTGGAACATGAGCAGATGGCCGAACCCGCCCAGGCGGACCACGCCAACGCCTACGCCGACCACTGTGCCGCCATAGAGGGATCCAGCGATACCGCCGAGTGGCAGCAGGCCTACACCACCGCCTGGACCTGGGCCAACGAAACCGGCGACCAGAACATCATTGCCGGTATCAAGCAGATCGCCGGCGAGCGCAAGAAGCAGCTCAGTACCGGGCACAGCGCCCAGCAATAACCAACAAGGCCCGCACGCTGCGGGCCTTTTCAATCCCAAGGACCCGCCATGACCGAACAAGCCACTGTCGAAAAAACCAAAGCAGACACCACCCAAGCCCAACTGGTTGTCATCGAACCTACCACCGCCGTCGCCCTGTTCACCGAGGGCCAGGGCGTGGCTGAGCTGTTGGCCGACATCCGCCAGAAGGCAACCAGCCTGGTGCCCGACATCACCACCGCCAAGGGCCGCAAGGAGGTCGCCAGCATCGCCCATGCCGTCGCCCGCACCAAGACCTACCTGGACGGGCTCGGCAAAGAGCAAACGGACAAGTTCAAGGAGATCCCCAAGCGCATCGACGCCAATCGCAAGCAGATCCGCGACACCCTGGACGCCCTGAAAGACGAGGTGCGCGCCCCGCTCACCCAGTACGAAGCGGCAGAGGAAGCCCGGGTGGCAGCATTGCAATCCCGACTGGCCCGCCTCAATGAACTGGGATCCTCTGCCAGCATCGAAATCGCCGCCGCCGACCTGCAGGTCATGCTGAATGAGGTCGAGCAGAACGCCCTGGACGACACCTGGCAAGAGCTGCTGCCACAGGCGACCGTCGCCAAGGAGCTCGCAGCCAAGCGCATAGGCGAAGTACTGGCTGCCCGCCAGAAGTACGAAGCCGAGCAGGCCGAGCTGGAGCAACTGCGCCAAAAGCAGGCCGAACAGGAGCGCATCGACCGGGAGCGCCTGATCGCCGAGCAGGCGGCGGAGCAGGCCCGCCGGGAGGAAGAGAATCGCCAGCGCCTGGAGCGTGAAGCCGCCCAGCACCGCGAGCAGGAGGCCCAGCGCCAAGCCCTGGCTGCCCGTGAGCGTGAAGAACAAGCCCGGCGCGATGCCGAAGCCGCCGAGCTGGCCCGCCAGCAGGCCGAAGCAAACGCCGCGCGCCTGGCAGAGGAGGCTGCTGCCCGCGCCGCCGAGCAGGAGCGCCAGCGCATTGAGCACGAACAGCGCCTGAAAGCTGAAGAAGATGCCCGCCGCGCTGCAGATCGCGCCCACCGCGGCCGCATCAACAGCGCCATCCTGCTGGATCTGATGGGCCTGGGTATTGAGGAGGAAAAAGCCATCAACCTCATCAAGCACATCGCCGGCAACAAGATTGAGCACCTGAGCATCAACTACTGATCACCCGCCCCGCCGCCAACGGGGCTCTTGCACTCCCAGAGGACCAACCATGACCACGCTGAACCCCAGCGAGGCGACCAGTCTCGCCCTGAACACCCTCACCAGCCAGATCCGCAACATCCTGCTGATGCCGGACGGCCCGGCCAAGGCCGCCATCGGCAGCTTCGAAACCCTGCTCAACGCCAACCTGACCATGATCAGCGAGGCCGCCAACGCCCACATCGACGAGTTCAATGGGCTCATCGACCAACTGGAAGCCCGGGATGGCGAGCTGCTCACCCAGGCTGCCCTGGTCAGCCAGCTGCGCCAGCAGGTAGCCGAAGCCGAGCAGCGCATTGCAGCAGCACGGCAAGAAGGCGCCGCCGAGCTGGAGGCCATGGCAGACGAGCTCTACAAGGCCCAGCGCATCCTGAACGATGTCCAGACCAAGTACGGCGCCCTGCAGTACGCCACCCGCCAGCTCGAGCGTCAACTGGCCGACCTCAACGCCATGGATCCGGCAGGCATGAAACGCCGCATCAAGGAGAAGAACGAGCTGCTGGAGGAGCAGCGCACTGCGATCGCCAAGCACAAGAGCAACGAAGCCTCCTACCGTGCGGAAGTGTTAAAGCTGGGGCGCCGTATCAGTGAGCTGCTGAGCGCCATCAACGAGCAGGATCGCGAGCTGGAGCGCCGTCACACCGTCATCATGGAGCTGGAGAGCGCCCGAGCCGCTAAGCTGATCTGGCACAAACACCTCGGCAAAACCTACAAGGGTGAGGATGGCACGCTCTGGGACGTATACATGGTGGATCATGGCCTGAAATCAAACCTCCCCTACCTCATCAACGACCTCAGCTGGAAGCTGCACGCCATGAAATCCGATGGCTCCGGCTGCTCGGTCATGCTGAGCCAGTGGATGAACCCCATCTACCCGGCGCCCTATGGTTCCGGGGCCCCTGATGCCATGACGCAGGACATCTTCGCCTTCATGCAGGAGGCACTGGAGCAGAGTCACCCCCACCTGCAACCCCGCACCGAATGGGCCAAGACAGTCAGCATCCATGAATGCGGCCTACCGCCGCGCACCATCAAGCCGCTGGAGGAGGCCGGGATCGACACCCTCTACAAGGTGATGAGCCACCAGGGGAACAAGCTGGACAAGGTGAAGGGGATCGGCGAGAAGCTGGTAGGCCAGATCGTCTACGCCTGCGAGCTCAAGGTGAAGCTGTGGGAGGAGCAGTTTGCAGCCGGCCAGCACGCTGAGCAGCACAAGGTGGCTGCATGAAGATCGACATCCACAGCACCAACCACAAGTACCGAGTGATCTACGCGGACCCAGCCTGGCAATTCAAATCGAAGAAGTCAGGCGGCTCAATGAAAAGCGGGGCTGCGCAGGTGTACAGCGTCACCTCGATAGAGGACATGAAGGCGCTGCCAGTGGCGAGGCTGGCAGACGACAACTGCATGCTGGTCATGTGGTGGGTAGGCAGCATGCCACAAGAGGCCATCGACCTGTGCCAAGCCTGGGGATTCCGGATCATGACCATGACCGGCTTGGTGTGGGAGAAGCGCACCGTAAACGACAACCCCCACTTCGGTATGGGGTGGGCGACGCGGGCCGGTGCGGAGTGCGCCCTGATCGGCATCAAGGGCAAAGTCAGCAATCTGGTAGTGGACAAGGCTGTCCGCTCGGTCATTCGAGCCAAGGTGGGGCGCCACAGCGAAAAGCCGCACGAGTGCCGAGAGGCCATCGAAAAGCTGTGCGGTGATGTCCCACGCATCGAGCTCTTTGCCCGTTCGGCCGCCCCAGGCTGGGACTGCTGGGGCAACGAAGCTCCATCACTACCAGAGCAGTCCGCAGCCTGATACCCCCAACCCATCCACCGCCATCCCCACAGAAACGGTGGACAAGTCGAGGAACCCCATGAAAGCCACGGAAAACCCCTACTGCGGCGCAGTAGTCATCGGGTTGGGCGTCGTCATGCCCCATCCCAAGCAGCCCGGCAAGTTCGTCCTGCCAGGCGGCATCACCTGCGACCGGCAAACCGCCGAGGCCGCAGCCAAGAAGCTCCACGACCTGCAGGCTAAAGCCCGCAACTAACCGACCAAAGGACCCAGACCATGTGGTTTAAAAACCTTCAAGTTTACCGCTTCACCCGCCCGTTCGAGTTGACCGCCGAACAGCTGGAAACCCAGCTCGAGGAATGCGCCTTCACCCCCTGCGGCAGCCAGGATATTTCCCGTTTCGGCTGGACCCGCCCTCTCGGCAAGTTCGGCCGAACCCTGACCCATGCCGCCAACGGCCAGATCCTGCTGTGCGCACGCCGCGAGGACAAGATCCTGCCGACCGCCGTCATCAAGGAAGCGCTGGCAGAGAAGGTGGAGGCCATCGAGTACGAGCAGGGCCGCGCCCTCAAGAAGAAAGAGAAGGAAGCGCTCAAGGAGGAGCTGCTGCACACCCTGCTGCCCCGGGCGTTCAGCCGTACCGCCAACACCTTCGCCTGGATCAACCCGGCCGACGGCCTGCTGATGGTCGATGCCTCCTCCGCCAAGAAGGCAGACGATGTGCTGGCTCTGCTTCGCAAGTCAATCGGCAGCCTGCCGGTGGTGCCGGTGGCGCTCAAGAACCCACCCGAGATCACCATGACCGCATGGCTGCAAGAGGGAAACCTGCCAGCAGCTTTCACCCTGGAGGATGAATCCGAGCTGCGCAGCGCCATGGAGCACGGCGGGATCGCCCGCTTCAAACAGCAAGACCTGATGACCGACGAGGTAAAAAACCACCTCGCTAACGACAAGCTGGTCACCAAGTTGGCCCTGAACTGGGGTGAGCGCCTCAGCTTTGTACTGGGCGACGACCTCTCCATCAAGCGCCTCAAATTCAGCGAGGACATGCGCGAGCAGAACGACGATGTGACCAGCGAGGATCCGGCCGCCCGCCTCGATGCCGACTTCACCCTGGTTACCGGTGAGTTGGCACAGTTCATCCCGGCTCTGTTTGCCGCCTTGGGTGGAGAGGAGGCGTTTGACGGCCGGTCGGTCAGCAAATCTCTGCCTGAGACAGAGCGGCAAGGTGAGGAAGACGCCCTATACCAACCAGCGGTTGAGTTTGTGACGGAATCCGGCAGGGCTTCTGTCAGTGCAATCCAGCGTCATTTCAGGATTGGATACAACCGCGCAGCGTGGCTTGCCGAAGCCATGGAAGCCGGTGGCGTCATCAGCAAGCCGGACTCACAAGGTCTCAGGAAGGTCATTGCCAAGGGGGATGTATGAGCGAACACACCAAGGGCCTTCTGGCCCTTTTTCGTAACGGCCAATCGGTAGGCGCTGCCGATGGCACCGGCGTCTGCGAAGTATGGCCAAGGGATGAGAACGGCTTTCCAGACGGCGAAGGCAGGGCCAACGCCCGCCGCATTGTCGCCTGCTGGAACCTGCTGGACGGCTATGACACCAAGGAGCTGGAGGGCGTGAGCCTGGCCGAGTTTGTGGCCAAGCAGGCTTACCTCAACGAGATGACCACCAATGACGGGCTCAGCATCTCCATGTCAGGCATGGCGCTGCAGATGGTGGCGGCATCGTTCGCCGGACAGTTCAAGGCCAACGGCGCCACCAACTACCTGGAGCTGAGCGGCAGCCATCCGGAAACAGGCCCCTTCACCATCACCATGCAGCGCTCCCATGGCCTCACCCCGGCGCAGAAGCTGGCCGCCATGACCAAGCAGCGGGATGTGCTGTGCGAGGCGCTGAATGGCGTGCTGGGTGTGATGAACAACAGCCAGGGCGTGGTCGGCTGGCACAAGAACGGCGACATCGCCACCTGGGACGAGCTGCTGCCGGAAGTGGCCACCGCCCTCGAATTTGTGGAAGGAGAGCAATCGTGAAGCGATACAATTGCACGCTATCCGACAAGCGCGGCGAGTTTGGGGAGTGCATGGAGGCCCACAGCACCGGGCGCTATGTGCTGTTTTCTGATGTGGAGAAGCTGCAGCGTCGCATGCAGGAGCTGCTTGAAAAGAGCAACAGCACCGGCGTGGCAATAGAGCGCGCCATCTCCACCGGTTCGGTGCTGGCCGATCACCCGCTCAAGTCGCGGCTGGAGCTGTTGGCCAACCACCACAAGCGCGAGCAGGCGCTGGCTGACGGCATGGTGGCCATGGCCGACCGCTGCAAGCTACTGACCGACCTGCTGCGCGAGGCCAGAACCAATGTTGATCAGGTCTGTCGCTGGGGTCGCTTTGACCATGACGAAGGATGCGGGGCGGAAGCTGCATTACTGCTGGCGCGCATCGACACCCTGCTGGCTGGCCAGGTGAAAGGCCGCACCATCACCGAAGGCCAGGAGTTCGAGCTCACCACTGTGCTGCAGTCCATCGCCAACGGGTTCAGTGATGACCCAGCCCACGACGCGGCCACACTGCTCAAGCGGATCGCCGGCGAAGTGCCGTGGACGGGTGACTCCTTCCAGCTTCCGCCACGCCAAGGAGGTGAGCCGTGCGCTTCAGAGCCCCCATCATCCAGCCCTGCCTGACCCGCACCGAAGCCGAAGAAACCCGCGCCAGATACCTCCGCATCAACCCCGGCGCCCGGGTCACCATCGACAGCCAACCCGATAACCCCCAGCTCAAGACCCTGATAGCCCACCTCCCAGTCCTGCCCCTCCGGCAGGTGCTGGCGCCGGGCTTTATCGGGTACCGCGGCTGGCGGGCATAACCAGAGCCCCGGCAAGCCCGGGGCTTTTCATTGAGGACCAACCATGAGTATCGAAATGCAAGTGCAGGACCTGGCAGGTCGTTTGAATGGAGCAAGCTACCCGCTTCGCATCAGCAAAGAACTGGAGGCTCAGGCTAAGGACGCCGGACTGGTCATCGTCTACGGCGCCAGCGACGACCTGATGGAGTTCGCAGGCGCGATCAACGATGAGTTCGGCGTCTGGGATGGCGGCACCGCCCTCGTGGATACCGAAGGCCTGCTGCCGGAAGACGCCGACAATCTGGACACCGACGAAGAGCGCGCCAGCTACTACTACCGCAAGGGCAAGGCAAAGACTATCGAGGCGCTATGGGCCAAGGAAGGAGATTACAGCTGGACCTACAGCACCGAGATCCCGCACGAGACCTTCGAAGTGGTCGAAGACAGCGGCCCTTACTGCCGTGGCATCGTATTCTCCCTTGCTGACCTGGGGGGCTGACCATGGCGAAAATTTACATAGCCGGGCCCATGTCAGGCCTGCCTAACTTCAACCGCTACGCCTTCAACCTGGAGGCCGAGCGCCTGAATGTCCTCGGGCATATCGCACTCAACCCAGTGATCCTGCCGAATGGGCTGGAGCAACACGAGTACATGGCCATCTGCATCGAGATGGTCAAGATGGCCGATCAGTTGGTCATGTTGCCTGGCTGGGAGCGCAGCGCAGGGGCACGCGCAGAGCACGCTCTGGCCATCAAGCTCGGCAAGCCGGTGATCCTCACCTCAATCCCACACGAGGAGGCTGCATGAAGCCACGCATCGAGAAGAAGCTGAGCAAGAAGCTCCACGCCATCCTGGGGAACATGCTGGGTGATGTATGGATCGACGACGAGTGGTTACTACACCGCCGTCACTTTCGTTGTCCTGACGACCCACCACTCACCGGTAAGCAGGAACGGCAGAACAGGGCGCAGCGGGTCAGCGTGAACCATATGCCGAGCATCGGCGGTGGCCTTGATTATTGGGGTGAAGGTGAGGACTGGCACTCAGTCCTGTATGTGGCAAAGGATGTGCTCTTGTGGCACTTCGGAGAGGCTGTTGAGGTGGTGCCGGGACAGGACCCCGACACCATCAATCCATGGCCGAAGCTCAAAGCCAATATGACCGGCGCCTGGGCCATCAAGCACGCCAAGCTCTACGCCATGCAGGAGCAAGCCAAGGCAGCCAAGAAGGCTCGAGATAAGGCCTTTGTTGAACAGCTCAAGGCTGATGGTGTCATCCGATGGAGATCTGGTGATGGCTGGGTTGCGAAATGCGTGATGTGTAAGGAACTGACTCCTCTGTATTGCGACCCGGTGGATTTTGACCGGCATTATCACTACTGCGGCGGCTCGCCGCGCTGCTGCCCATAGGATCAGGCAATGACCAAACAACAGGCGGCCGGGATCGCAATCCTGGCGCTCAATGTGCTGGCCGCCATCGTGGCGGCGACGTTGATGGGGAATGGAAATGCGTGAAATCCAGGTGACATTCACCACATCAGTTCCTGACGAAGTGCCAGATGAGCTGGTCCAGGAGTGGCTTGAGTTCGAGCTCCATGCCAGAGGAGGTATGTCCGGAGATAATCCTCTGTGTGGTGAATCGCTCGATGCTGATTCGTTCAGCGTTGAGTTCCAATAACGGCCCTTCCTTCAACTCAATCGGCGCCCCATCCTCTGGAACAGGAGGGCCACGCCATGCAACAACTTCAACTGACCATCGACCAGGACAGCCAGCTACTCAACGATCTGGTCAGCACCGTGCGATCCCCCACCCTTTCCCGTTCGGCCAAGCTCGCCGAGATTGGCCGCATCCTGGCGCACTTCGATCTGCCTATCGAAGCACCCCGGGTTGCTGGCCAGCTCTGGAGCGCCACCGAACTGGGCAGGGAGCTGGGGGTGAGCGCCCAGGCCATTGGCCGGCTGGCCAACCAGCACCAACTCAAACGCCCGGCGTTCGGGGAGTACCGCCTTGACCAGGCGGCAAACTCCCGCAAGCAAGTTCAAACCTTTTACTACAACCAGCTCGGGCGTCACCGGCTCGAGTCTCTTTTAAACGCGAGGACCAAACCATGCAGCAATTTGTCTACCCCTGCGCCAAGTGGGTAAGGCCAAAGCTTTTCGCTGCCCTAACCGGCATGTCAGAGAAGGCAGCCGAAGGGCGCCGCCTGAAAGGAGAGTGGCCAGAGGGCCTGGTGTGGCGCCGCGCCCCTGACAACCAGATTCGTTACAACGTTGCGGAGTATGACAAGTGGGTAGAGTCAAGCATGATGATCTAGTGGCTGGCGTCACCGGATTAGAAGTTCATGGCAAAAAACTGCGCATCAACTTCACCTATAAAGGCGTCAGGTGCCGGGAGGTCTTGGACCTCCCCATCACAAAAGCGAACGTGAAATTCGCCGCCAACAAGCTGGCCACAATAAAGCATGAGATCGCCATCAACACCTTCAACTACGCCTCCCATTTTCCAAACAGCGGAACGGCGGAAAAGTTCGGCCCGGTAAGAAAGCGCCATCAACTGGGGAGTGCCTGCGCCGAGTTCTGGAAACTGCTGGAGCCAACTCTCAAGCCGACCACCAGAAAGATTTACCCCTGCGGGTTCAAGTCCTGTCTTGCTATTCTCGGCCCTGAGAGGGACATGGCAAGCTTGAAGCCAAAGGATCTCGAGCGGCTGCGCAACGAACTGATGGCGCAACTGCGGCCTGCCACGGTGAACACCTATCTGAAACGCTTCTGCCAGTTTCTGCTCTGGTGCGAGCGAAACGATATCATGAAAGATGCCGGCAAGATGTTGGCTGGATTCAAGCTGGTATCCTCCAGCAACGGATCACCTGCCGACCCGCTCGAATATTCAGAGTACCTGCTGGCGCTGGATGCCTGCACCCACGTTCAGCACCGGCGCATGATCACCGTATCCGTTTATACCGGCCTGCGCCCCGGTGAGCTTCGCGCTCTGGCGTGGGAAGATATCGACTTCGAAAAGCGGACGATCACGGTAAGGCGCAGTGTCGGCCCGGGTGGCGACTACTTCAAGTTGCCAAAGACCGGCTTGGTCAGGGTGGTGGACATGCAGCCCCCTGTAATAGAGGCGCTATCTGGTCAGCGTGAGCTCACTTACTCGAGAAAGCCGGTAGTGATCAGCGTTGACCAGGAGGTTGGCAAGGAAACCATCTCCGTTAGGCCGGTGTTCTCTCCAAAACTGACCTCGACGTTTGAGCACAACTCTGGAGACTGGTTCACCCAGTCTGGATTTGTGACCATGTGGGTTCGGGTGGTCGAACGATCCGGGATCCGCTATCGCCGTCTTTACCAACTGCGGCATACTTTCGCCAGCTGGAATTTGACATCGCACGGAAACCTCGCTTATATCGCCGACCAGATGGGTCACGCAGATCTTGAAATGCTTCAGTCCGTTTACGGGAAGTGGATCGCGTCAGCCAGCAAATCGGAGGCTGCGCGGATCTGGGAGCTGATGACGTCAAAAGGCCATTTTGCCCCAACCACGCCCCAAGAAAACGGCGAATAG